CCACCGCCGCCCCCAAATTTGCGTCCCTCCCCCCCACCCGCCACCACTAGATAATCCACACTCACCGCAGCCGGAGGCGCTACCCACTCCTGCGTGGATTTGAAGGTGAAGACGGAAGAATAGGGAACAATACATTTTAAAATAACAATGCCAGAGCCACCAGTACCTCCGGCACCTTCAAAACCCGGACTATTTCTATATCCCCCTCCACCACCTCCACCACCGGTATTTGTTGTGCCGGCCGTACCATCCTCAGCCCCCGTGCCACCAGCCCCCCCACCGCCTGTACCACCAGCACCGGCAGTTCCCCCACTAGGATTTCGGGCGCCACCGCCGCCACCACCAGCATAAGTTACTGATGCACCAGAAATGTTTGAAGACGAGCCATTACCACCAGCGGTTGGACTGCCACTAGTAGCGTTTGCTGCAGCAGCACTAGCACCTCCACCACCAGCACCAGAGTTTGTGTTGCTTCCAGAAGTTCCGCCAGCATTTTCTCCAGATCCTGCTGCTACTCCTGCTCCACCACCAGCAGCTTGACCACCGCCTGATCCACCACCAGTGCCTGTGGCTGCTACATTATAACCACCACCGCCACCGCCTCCAGAAGATGTTACAGTTGTAATGCCTGGACCAGATAATGAAGAACTTGAACCAGAAACACCTCCTGGATATACGTTATTTTGACCATCATAGCCGCCTGCGCCTCCTGCACCAACGGTTACAGTATAATCACTGCTAGCAGAGACAGATAATGTTCCTGTTTTAAACTGTCCTCCTCCTCCACCACCGCCAATTGTTTCCCCTCCTCCTCCGCCACCTCCTACTACAAGATAATCTGCAGACGTGACTCCCTCAGGACTAGTCCACGTTCCAGAAGCAGTAAATGTAGCAACAATTGAGACGACCGACGCCGGCCAGTTTCCCCCCCGCTTTGCCAACAGCGCAGCCGTCAGCGACCATATTCCTTTTGCTGAGGATGTACTTGCACTGTTGACGGGACCAATTATGCCACCATTTAGACGAGCCATTTTATTCTCTATGACAGTTCTTCATAACTAACAACTGCTTCTAAATCACTATTAGCAGATGCTAGACCAATTAACTTGTCGCCTTCTTCAAGATAAACTTGAGAAGCCTTCTCGATAACAACCAAAGAGGCATCAGCCGGTACTGTAACAGTTTTTGCAATGTTGTATGTGACGTTAGCAGAATAATCATACAACGTTACAGTAACATCAGCATTGTTTGTACCATCAACGTTGCTAATATACAAGCTGTTCACTTTGAATACTTTGCTGCTAGTATTGCCATTTGCAACAATGTCTGTGTTTGATGTTGTCAAAGCAACACCAGATGTTTTTCCCGTTATTGTTGTTACGTTAACAATATTTGGAGCAGCCATTTTGACCTCTTTTAGTTTTTAATATTTATTTAACCGCCAAACACAATTGCCATTGCTATTATCTTACCAGTTGTAGCAGCACCACTATATCCACTTATGCCACTAAATCCTGAGTATCCAGAAATACCACTAAAGCCAGAGTAGCCAGAAGTACCCATACCCGAGAAACCAGACGTACCACTAAAACCTGAGAAGCCTGACAGTCCTTCGTATCCCTGCGATGTTGTGTTACTAAGATAAATTGGCATTTTTTACTCTTTACTTAGTTGTTATGTTTAACTTTTTAATTTCTCCAAAATTCAGAATTGATCACACGACTTAAAATTTCAGAGGGTACGAACGTTTCTTGTTTTTTCAATTCTACCTTACCCTCAATGTTATGTAATCCTTGAATTTGAACATCATCATCATACTCTTTAAAACTAAATTTAACATTATTAAAATCATGCTTGAAATGGGGCTCATTAATAAAATCATATATCTTCGTCAATATTTTTTTCGGATTGCTTGCTAGGTCCTTATATTCCACTAATAAATATTTGCTTTCATTAGCTGGCACCAAGGCCTGCTTTAATCCGTTATATGCATATCCAAGTATTCCATCATGTCGCATCAATGCTTCACAACGCGTAAAAACATTTTTATTATCATCCCTAGACAACTTGCTATTTTCAAAACAATTTCTTTGATAAAGCTGCTCAAAAGAATTTAATATTTCTGTTAAATCTCGTACACATATAATTACTTTACTTTCAGGAAATAAATTTTGTATCATAGGCAAATCATAGGTCCATCCTCTACTTGTATCAAAAACAATTTGTCTATCAGTAATATCTTCATAAAACGTATCAAACACATTTTGAATTATTTTTTTTCGTGTTTGTACAGAACAAAGATATTTCATTCCAGGCTCAGCAGTCGCTTCCGTTACAATCGATCTGGCCATTCTATTCAAAGGTCCAGCAATTGATGCATAAATTTTTGGATTTTGTAATAATAACGAAGATAGTAAAGTTGTGCCCGACCTAGGCAATCCTGAAATAAAATGATACTTTTTCATAATATATTTTCCTTAAAAAGTAATTGACCCACTCCCAGTAAATTTATATATCCTTTTTCCTCCAGATTCTGAATATGTGGGACTACCAGTGGTTGAGCTTGCTGCAGTGTTCTCTAGAGGATAGCTAATTATTACGACTCCAGAACCACCAGATCCACCATAAGTCAAATAATATCTACCCCCTCCACCGCCTCCACCCAAATTTACACTACCATTTGAACCAGCTCCACTATTAGATCCGTTGCCACCGCCACCAGACCCCCCAGTACCTGCCGGATCATTTAAAGACCCGCCGCCTCCGCCTCCACCATAAGTAACGCTTGTACCAGTAATTGAGCTGGAAAGTCCGGTTCCGCCGTTACCACCAGCAGCCCCAACAACGTTACCTCCTGCCGTTGTTGCCCCACCACCCCCTCCACCACCATAGCCTGTACTTGCATCTCCTCCTTTATTTCCTTCTCCAGATGTGCCTGATCCTCCTACTGGCAATCCGTGTCTAGCTCCGGCACCGCCACCAGAACCTCCACTATTTCCATTTTGTCCTTCCCAACCACCATATCCACCACCTAAACATGAAACAGTAGAAAAAGAAGAGTTTGATCCGTTGGTTGCTTGCACTTCATACCCCCAACCACCATATCCATATCCTGCGCTGCCACCGCCACCCACCGTGATGGTGTACTGGGTTCCTTTAGAAACAGAAAGAGAAGAGCCCGCTCTAACACCCCCTGCACCACCAGCACCATAAGAAGAACCACCACCTCCTCCTGCTACCACTAAGTATTCAACAGACGTTGGTGGTCCAGGAGCGGCAGATATACCAAATCCAACTAAATGATTTATTTTAAGCATCTGTGCTTGCGTCTGTAGTAAAGTATAACGTTACACCATGCAATCGAGCATCAATAGCCATTGTGTCGCTGGCGTTTGCTGGTGCTCTTTTTACTCTAAACATTACATAATCTTCTGCTTGTGGTGTGCCTCCAATTGTAATTGCTGAAGACTCAGGACCAACATATAAATCGTTTGTTGTTCCTCCTGTGTCTGCTGACGTTTGTTCTGTACCAAATGCTACATCTAATCCATCATCATTGGATACGGCTACAGCATCCAATGCCCACACAACACCAAAGTTTGTAGAAGTTGAAGCATGACTCCACGATGGTGTAAATGTAACAGTACCCTCATCCCACGATTTAGGCATACGAATATCAAATTGAGCAAACTCTTGGGTTGTTGCATCGAAATCCAAAGTTTTGATCATGTTCTTATTTGTGGTTGTTTCTACAGTTCCTGAAGCAGCACCGTTTGTTGTTCTAGCTGTCATGGCACCAGCAGGTATCCATATTGTTTGCTTACCTGCTGTTGATGCACCACTAAATCCTGAATAACCACTCGTGCCTGTACCACTAAATCCTGAGTAGCCACTAATACCAGAACCAGAATAACCACTAAAGCCTGAATATCCACTAATGCCACTAAAGCCTGAGTATCCACTAATGCCGCTGAACCCACTAGACCCAGATAATCCAGAAACACCACGTGGTCCAAGTGTAGATATTAGTTGCCATGTAGTACCATCGTAAATCAAATATATTATATTACTCTTTGCATCACAAATAAGATCATCAGCAACACCTTCTATCGTGGAGCCGTTCCTTGCTACCGTTAAGTTATTAACAGACCAGTCTCCACCATCACCAACAACAACTATTGCTCCTGTTGACGGTGTAGCAGGCAGTGTTACCGTGAACACTCCGCCTGTCGTATCAGCAAGATATTGTCCACCCGACACAACGTTTGTATTGGAAGTTATTTTCTGCCACGTCAACAACACACCAGAATATCCACTGGTGCCACTGAAGCCAGAGTAACCGGAAATACCAGATCCACTAAAGCCAGAATATCCACTAGTACCAGGAGCACCAGGAGCACCACTCATCCCCGATACACCAACAGTACTAACAACCTGCCACGTTGAACTATCATATGTTATGTGTACTAATACATCAGCAACATCAAGCAACAAATCGTTGGATTGACCTTCAATTGTGCTACCATTACGTAGAACAGTTACATTATTGTTTGACCAATTGAAAGATGTATTACCACCATCTTGGAGAAGGACTGTGTCACCAGTGCTTGGTGTAGCTGGTAGCGTAACGTTAAACGATCCACCAGAAGAATCGAGTATATATTGACCTCTATTGATGAGGTTGGTGTTGGCTGTGAGTTTTGTCCAACTTGGTGCAATACCGGAATAACCCGATGTACCACTGAATCCTGAGTAACCAGATACACCAGCTCCACTAAAGCCAGAATAGCCTGATTCTCCGCTAAAGCCTGAAAACCCGCTCGCTCCGTTGCTACCTATGACACCATCTTGACCAGAATAACCACTTATACCACTAAAACCAGAGTAACCTGATACACCAGACCAGCCACTGAAGCCGGACTCGCCCGACCACCCCGAGAATCCACTAATGCCAGACCATCCACTGAATCCAGATACTCCACTAAATCCTGAATAACCGCTTATACCAGACCATCCACTAAATCCGCTAACACCACTAAATCCCGAATAACCGCTTGCGCCGGCAGTTACTAAATCGGTACCGACTGTGTTGCCCCCCGCGGTAATATCTATGTAATATCCGCGATTTGAACCACCATTTTCAAAGAATCTTAATTTATTTTGATAGACATCAATTGTCACACCGTTGGTAATAGAAGTGTTTGTGACTGGTTTGTTGAGGTATATTTCCCCTCCCTCGTCTCCATTCTGATAAAGAGATTCTAAATTACCATTAACTTTTAAACTTGTTCCATCATAGACTAGTCCGGCACTACCTGTTACGACACCGCTGCTGTCTTTATAAATGACTTGGTTGTTAGATCCTCCTATAACTGCACTGTACCCGGAGAAACCACTTATACCCGACCAACCACTAAATCCACTAATACCACTGAATCCAGAGTAACCGGAAATACCACTAAATCCAGAATAACCACTTATGCCCGACCACCCCGAGAAACCAGAAATACCACTGAAACCCGAATATCCTGAAATGCCAGACCATCCACTGAATCCAGAAATACCACTAAAGCCCGAGTAACCTGATTCTCCTGACCATCCCGAGAAACCGCTTACACCCGACCACCCTGAATAACCGCTTGTACCCTGATCTCCCTTGTCTCCTGTAACAGCGAACGTAACAGTAATTTGAGTTGCATTTGTAAACGGAGTTGTACCACCAGACAACCAAGAAACAGGTACATTAAAATGGTTGTTAGCATCTTCAGTATGCGATCCAACAATTGCAAAGAAAGTAAAGTTAAGTGTATTGGCTTCTTCTGTTAACTTGACATGACCTTTTATTGACGATGTGGAGTCATCAATTGTTTGCAAGAATGAGTAGATCGATGTATTATTTCGATCCTGGTAGTCAACATACATTATGTTGGCCGTTGCAAGGTTGGCGCTGTTGAAGCTAATGTCGCCATCTGCTGACGGATTTGGATCTGCAGTACTTGTTAGGAAGTTATACTCGAACGAAGCCCCTGCAAATTGTCCGTCCCGTCCACTGAAACCTGACGTGCCAGACCAACCGCTAAATCCACTTATGCCACTAAATCCAGAATAACCACTTATGCCAGACCAACCACTGAAACCACTTATGCCAGACCAACCCGAGTAACCAGACTCACCAGACCAACCCGAATAGCCACTAATGCCACTGAAACCAGAGTAGCCAGAAACACCACTAAAGCCTGAATAGCCAGACTCTCCTGACCAACCACTGAAGCCTGAATAGCCACTAATACCACTAAAACCAGAATATCCCGACTCTCCTGACCATCCTGAGTAACCAGAAATACCACTGAAGCCTGAATAACCACTTATACCTGAGCCAGAGTAGCCCGACTCTCCACTAAAACCAGAGTAGCCAGAAATACCACTAAAGCCTGAGTAGCCAGAATCACCACTAAAGCCTGAGTAGCCACTGATGCCACTAAAGCCAGAATAGCCAGAATCACCTGACCATCCGGAATAGCCAGATATGCCACTGAAACCTGAGTAGCCAGATTCTCCACTAAATCCTGAGTAGCCAGACTCCCCAGACCAACCAGAGAAACCACTCACACCAGACCAGCCGGAATATCCTGACTCCCCTGACCATCCTGAGTAACCAGATATTCCAGACCAACCGCTGAAACCACTTATACCGCTAAATCCTGAGTAGCCAGATTCACCACTAAATCCTGAATATCCAGAGATACCACTACCAGAGTATCCACTTATACCTGAACCAGAGTATCCACTGATGCCACTAAAGCCCGAGTATCCAGAGATACCAGACACACCAACCGTGCTAACAACCTGCCACGTCGTATTATCGTACGTTATGTGAACAAGAACATCAGCAACGTCAAGAATTAAATCATTAGATTGGCCTTCAATTGTACTGCCATTACGCAAGACTGTTACATTATTAACGAACCAGTTTATTGATGTGTTGCCGCCGTCTTGAAGAACAACTGTATCGCCAAGACTTGGAGTTCCTGGTAAAGTAACATTGAACGATCCGCCCGACGAATCGAGAATGTATTGACCTCTGTTAACAAGATTGGTGTTAGCAGTAAGCCTTGTCCAACTTGGTGCAATACCAGAGTAGCCACTAATACCACTAAAGCCAGAGTAGCCAGATTCTCCACTGAAGCCAGAGTATCCAGACTCGCCACTAAATCCTGAATAACCACTAATACCTGAACCAGAATAACCACTTGTACCACTGAATCCAGAGTAACCAGACTCTCCGGACCAACCAGAGTAGCCTGAAATACCACTAAAGCCAGAGTAGCCAGATTCTCCACTAAATCCTGAGTACCCACTAATGCCACTAAATCCTGAGTATCCACTAATGCCACTAAATCCTGAGTAGCCGGATTCCCCAGACCACCCCGAGTAACCAGAAATACCGCTAAAGCCAGAGTAGCCACTTATACCACTGAAACCAGAATATCCGGATTCACCACTGAACCCTGAATAACCAGACTCTCCAGACCATCCTGAATAACCTGAAATGCCGCTAAAACCTGAGTACCCACTTACACCACTAAATCCCGAGTATCCAGAAATACCACTAAATCCAGAGTAGCCAGACTCGCCCGACCAGCCACTAAAACCACTTACCCCAGACCAGCCAGAGTAACCGCTTGTACCTTGATCGCCCTTATCGCCAGTAACTGCAAACGTGACCGTTATCTGTGTAGCATTAGCAAAAGGAGATTGTGTTCCCGATAACCACGATACAGGCACATTGAAGTGGTTGTTAGCGTCTTCGGTGTGTGTACCAACAATTGCAAAGAATGCAAAGTTAAGAGTGTTGGCCTCTTCTGTTAATTTTACATGACCTTTAATCGACGATGTTGAATCGTCAATTGTCTGCAAGAAAGAGTAAATCGATGTATTGTTTCGATCCTGGTAGTCAACATACATTATATTAGCGGAAGCAAGATTGGCGCTATTGAAGTTAATATCACCATCAGCTGATGGGTTAGGGTCTGCTGTGCTTGTTAAGAAGTTGTATTCAAACGAAGCACCTGCAAATTGACCATCACGTCCACTAAAACCTGATGTACCAGACCAACCACTGAATCCTGAGTAACCGGAAATACCGCTGAAACCCGAAAAACCAGAATATCCACTGATACCACTGAAGCCCGAATAACCTGACTCCCCTGACCAACCACTATACCCCGATTCTCCACTAAATCCTGAATATCCGCTAATGCCACTAAATCCCGAGTAGCCACTTATACCGCTAAATCCAGAATATCCAGAAATACCACTAAATCCAGAATATCCTGACTCGCCCGACCACCCTGAGTAACCAGAGATACCGCTGAAGCCTGAATAACCTGATTCGCCACTAAATCCTGAATAACCAGATTCCCCGGACCATCCTGAGTATCCACTGATACCACTGAAGCCTGAGTAGCCAGATATGCCACTGAATCCTGAATAACCTGATTCACCACTAAATCCTGAATATCCAGATTCTCCAGACCAACCTGAGTATCCGCTGATACCACTGAAGCCTGAGTAGCCAGATATGCCACTGAATCCTGAGTAACCAGATTCACCTGACCAGCCAGAGTAGCCTGATTCCCCTGACCAGCCAGAATAGCCACTAATACCTGAGCCAGAATAACCACTTATACCACTAAATCCTGAATAACCTGACTCACCAGACCATCCTGAATATCCTGACTCACCACTAAAGCCTGAGTAGCCAGATATGCCACTGAATCCAGAATATCCTGACTCGCCACTGAATCCTGAGTAACCGCTAATACCTGAGCCAGAATAACCACTTGCGCCACTGAATCCTGAATAACCAGACTCTCCAGACCATCCTGAATACCCTGATTCTCCCGACCAACCACTAAATCCGCTTATCCCGCTAAAGCCTGAGTATCCACTTATGCCACTAAAACCAGAGTATCCCGACTCGCCACTGAATCCTGAATAACCACTTATACCTGAGCCAGAGTAACCCGACTCTCCACTGAAACCAGAGTAGCCAGAAATACCACTAAATCCAGAATAACCAGATTCTCCTGACCAACCACTAAATCCGCTTATTCCTGACCAGCCACTAAAGCCACTTATCCCAGACCAACCTGAATAGCCACTTATACCGCTTGTGCCACTAAAGCCTGAGTAACCACTAATACCTGATCCACTATAACCTGAAATACCACTACCTGAATAACCAGATTCTCCCGACCATCCACTAAATCCGCTTATTCCTGACCAGCCACTAAAGCCACTTATCCCAGACCAACCTGAATAGCCACTTATACCCTGATCACCTTTGTCACCAGTAACAGCAAACGTGACAGTTATTTGTGTCCCGTTAGCAAAAGGAGATTGAGAGCCAGAAAGCCAAGAAACTGGAACATGAAAATGGTTATTAGAATCTTCTGTATGTGTACCAACAATCGCAAAGAATGTATAGTTGAGTGTGTTTGCTTCTTCTGATAGTTTGACGTGACCTTTTATTGAGGAAGAAGAGTCGTCAATTGTTTGAAGGAACGAATAGATTAAGGTGTTGTTGCGATCCTCATAGTCAATGTACATAACATTGGCTGTTGCGAGGTTTGCGCTATTGAAATTTATTTCACCATTTGCAGATGGATTTGGATCAGATGTACTAACAATAAAATTATATTCAAACGAAGCACCAGCAAATTGTCCGTCACGACCACTAAAGCCTGATGTTCCAGACCAACCACTGAATCCGCTAATGCCACTGAAGCCAGAATAGCCACTAATGCCAGACCAACCTGAAAAACCACTTATGCCAGACCAACCTGAGTAACCCGACTCACCCGACCAACCTGAATATCCACTAACACCACTGAATCCAGAATAACCTGATTCTCCACTAAATCCAGAATAACCCGATTCTCCGCTAAATCCTGAGTAACCAGAAATACCACTAAATCCAGAATATCCTGAGATGCCGCTAAATCCCGAGTAACCAGAAATACCACTGCCTGAATAACCACTTATTCCAGAACCAGAAAAGCCTGAAAACCCCGATCTACCACTGAATCCTGAATAGCCTGATATTCCGCTAAATCCTGAGTAACCAGAAATACCACTAAATCCAGAATATCCTGAGATGCCGCTAAATCCTGAGTAACCAGAAATACCACTACCCGAATAACCACTTATTCCAGAACCAGAGAATCCGCTGTAGCCTGATATTCCAGAATAACCACTTGCACCATTAACACCTATAATACCATCTTGACCAGAATAGCCAGAATAACCAGAAATACCAGACGGACCAGGAACAGCAACGCTAATGTTGGTTGGAACAGCAGAAACAGGCTGTAGAACACCGCCTAGTGGGGTTACTTTGATGTTAACTGTCATCTCGTCACTTCCGGATTAATTGTGGCGATTCCCTCAACAACTCTCGATACCGAACCAGTGGCTGAGTCTGTTAGCTCAATGTCATAAACGTAACGGCCAGCGGTCATTGCTTTCGTGGTGTTTGCAGTCAGGGAAGCTGTTAAAATGCCTGTACTTGTGTTTACAGTACATACAAAGCTGGTGGAATTCGATGAGGAATAGTGCTTTCTTATTTGTCCGGCAGCCGAATATGTAGTGAGATCAAGGATTTCTCCAGTATCATCGTTTGTCAAACTAAATGTAGTGGCAAACGTAGTGCCTTGATCTATAGAAAGATTTACCTTGACTGCCATGCGAAGCCCCCTGAACGTTATTCAGGTATTTATATGATTGAAATCTATTATTTTTCCAGCTTGCGCTCGAGAGTTTCAACTTTGTCACTAAGCTCTTTTATTGCTTCAATCAATAATGGAACTAGTCGTCCATAATCAAGGGTCATGTATTGTGGATCAATTGGTGCTGGCTGGACAATTTCTGGCAGCACGTTCTCCACGTCTTGAGCTGAAACACCAACCTCTGTTTTCGTGGTGTTATAACCAAGCTTCCCAGCTGTCTCGTTTCCTGTATAGTAAAAACCACTCAGCTGCTTCAATTTGGCAAGCGGGTCAACAATTGGTCCGACAAATTTTTTCAATCTCATATCGGAGTAATAAGCTGTAATATTACCTGTTGCTCTAATTTCACCAGATGTACCTGAAGCATCTGTAGCAACACCCAACGAATTAACTCTATAATTGTTTGTTGTAGTTAAAGCACCAGCTGTGCTTGCAAATGTTGCATTATCAACATAGGTTGCACCGATTGCGCTAACAATTTGAGCACCTGTTGCAGCAGTAAATGCTCCAGTACCATTACCACGAACAATGCCTGTTATTGATGTAGTTCCTGTACCACCACGAGCAACCTCGACGGTGGTAAACCCAGATCCCAAACTTCCGCTTGTCAGCGTTCCAACAGTAACAACGCTCGATGTTCCAGTGTAAGCGTTCAGCGCCGAAGTAATAGACGATGTCGTTGCATAGTCCGCAGCCAATGTACCACCAAGTCGTAAAGCGTTGTTTGCTGTGCCTGAAAAACTTGTGGAATTAACCACGGCTGATCCAATTGTAAGATTGGAAGCCGAGATTATAACATTAGAGGAAGAATTGGAAATACGCAGAATTGTCGAATTGGCAAACGTATTTACGGTCGTATTACCAATATTAACATTGCCTCTGTAAACAAGAACATTGTTTGCATGCAGTGTGTTCCATATTGACGTAGTATTTCCAATGGAATAGGTGTTGTCATTTGGTACTAAATCACCCACAGCAATTTGATCCCCAATAAAAGTAGGAGGACCAGCAGTGAATGTTACGTTGCCATTGAACGTAACATTACTTGTAAATGTTCCAATGCCAGTAAATGTCATGTTACTTGAAACGTTTAACATGGCTCCACCCACAGCAACATTACCAGCAAGGTTAGCCGCCCCTGTTACAGTAAGACCCGATGCTGCAAGCGTTCCATCAATTGTTGTATTACTAGCAATGTTTAGTGTAGAACCCCCTACAACAACATTACCAGAGAGATTAGCTGTTCCTCCTCCCAATACTAATGAGGAAGCAATCAACGTTCCAGTTATGGTTGTATTGCTGGAAACATTTAATGTGGCTCCACTAACAACAACATTACCAGCAAGGTTAGCTGTTCCTAGTACACTAACGTTTGCTGATGCAATGAGAACACCATCAACCGTTGTGTTGTTTATTGTAGAGTTAGATGCGTTGTTTGGTACTAGAATTCCACCTTCCGCTACGAATCTTGAGCCAGCCATTTGCTATCCCTAATATGTGAACAACGTTGCTAAAATTTTAAGACTGGAGCTTGTTGCAGACTGCGTAAAGCTCACAGTAATAGTATTTCCCGATTGTGTTGCAGACAGCTCACCAATGTTTGCTGTAGCTGGAGACACAATTGTACCATAAACAGTCAGAAACACGTTAGCTCCAGAGTTTGTTCCAGAGCTTGCAGCATTCGATGCTAGCACAACTTCTGATATTTCTGTGTTAGAGCCATTTTTTGCTTGAATCGTTAATTTAGCTGTCGGTGTTGCCACAGCATTGATTGTGAATATATCTTGTGCAACAGTAGTGTTGGATCCTAAATCTGTGTTGCTAATAACAAGAAGTTGTGACACATCCGACATAAACAAGTTGGCAACTGTTACGGCGCCGCTAACAACAGTGTTTGTCGTAATTGTTAGATTAGCAACACCATATGTTGCATTCATTCCTCCAAGCCCAGTCATAACACCGAACGTGTTAGCCGTGATTGTATTATTGGAATGCATTGCAGAAATTACAAACAAGTTAGCAGAAGATGCTACTGTACCTCCACGCAATGTGTTTGCGGAGAAATTTGTTACACTTAACGCACCATTAACAAAACCATTACCTGTAACACCAGCACCCCCTGATGTAGTGTCAACAGTAACGGCATTTTCTGTCATGGCGAACAGCACTTCATTGGTTTGGTTCAACCATTGATCAAAAGTGTCTGTCGTTGCTTCAACGTTTGCGATTGCTTTAGCCATTTTGTTCCAACTTTACTATTTTTTCGTTAAGTGAATGTATTAAAGCTTCCATTGCATCAATTTTTTTCTGCATTGCCTTGAACTGCTTGTCTATAAGACGGGCCTGCTTATATTGCTTAAAAGCCTCAACATCAGTATTTATAAGAACGTTTGTAATGGGATCCCGAATAAAAGTTTTATCTTGAGAGCCTGTAATCATACCGATGTAGCAATTGCTCTTATATCGTTAATATATGGAACAACGCCCAACCTGTCTCTTGTCATAACAACTTTGATAGCAAATTGTTGATAACCATCGTACCCAGCTTTATTACTGTCATAATATCTAACAATACTGTCATTACCGTAGTACTTAAATGCTTCAGTTGGATACGATAGCTTCTCTACCGTTAGCCCTGTAGTAGTTGTAGTAAACACGCCTTGATCTGACAACACACTCTTTAACGATAATCTCGTGTTGTTTGCAACACTATCAACAATACCTATATCATAAACTTGAGCATTTGATGGATCAATAATTGCAATAACATCATTAGCAGCAAGATTTCGTGATCTGTCTGTTAAAGTATGGCCTACTTCACTAGATCCTGCTGTCAAATCAATGTTTGCTCCACTAGCAGTGTTAGCAAGAGCTAGCGCTGTACTGTTTGCATAAACAACGTAGTAGCTTTCAGTGTTCGTCAGTCCTGTAATTGCAGTATTACCTGCACTGACTGTATATGTAACAATGTCACCATTAACAAACGGGTTACTTGCAATAGCAATATAATCCCCAGTGTTGCTTACGGCTGTTAATGCATTAAATGTTGTTGGCGACCACGTTGTACCAATACCATCAAGGTTAGCTGTGGCGTTTGTGTATGATGCTGCCCCAGCAACAACAACTGTTTGGGGCTTCTTGCGGAACGTGTATCTATATTCTTTATAGTCAGCCAAGTCACTCGAAGAGCTATAAACATCAGCATTTGTATCAATTATTAGTTCTGACCAGTCAATGTCATCCATTTTTCTGGTGTCTTCTCTTCCCCTAATTTTAACGTATACTTTAACATCTGTACCAGAAGGTCTATAAGCTGTTACATATAGAAAGATATCTTCAGCATCGAGTTCTGGGTTGAGAGAAGAAGCTTTTGAAATATATTTTGCAGAAGCAGCACCAGCATTGTTAGCCCAATTTTCGTTAGTTGTATTGCTATTAATAAATGCTGAAGATACAAATAAACTTGAAGGATGGAAGGTAACCTTTGGAGACGAAAGATTAGATTCGGAGTTTAGATTAATCTTCAAGGCAAGCGATTCCATCGATGGACTGAGGGATTTGCTTTTCAACACAGCATCGTATGTTACAACTTGTGTATCATTAAGATTGAATTTTTTGATTGTTGTATTGTTGCCAGTAGAAGAATAATTTGTTATTACAAAACTATCAATAGTTGTACCGAGCGGTGCAAAATTTTTGACTTTTGAACTAACTCTATCAATTGCTATTTGATCAATGCTAGTAACGTTAGCATAAGCAGTAGAAAAAGAAGTCGTGTTAGTGTAACTAGTACTTAGCAATGTGCCTAGATATGTAGAATTAGACTCGCGAAACTTTATTGTAGTATTTGCAGTGCTGCCCTCAATACGCATTTTATTCGTTATACTGTTTATACCATCTATGCGTCCAACGGGAGCCACTTGATAGGCATAAGCAATGTTAGCAGAACCAGCCGTAAACAAAGCACCGTTTGAAGCAGTAACAAACTCTCTTGGAATTGGATCTTTTAACTGTATCAACGTATTATTGCCAGAATAAACAGTTGTTACAAACGTTTTAACATTATTAGCAACCCAAAACGCTGTGTTGGTTACAGCTGACGAAGATACTGGAGCGTCAATGGTAAATTCACTACTATTAGCTACAGCAACAACTTGACGAATACATCCAAAATGTTGACCGTTGGGACCGACTGAGAATAGCGTGTTGCTATAATCTGTGTTGCTTACGTTGGGTATAACAACAAAATCTCCCACTTGCAGAGCAGCAGTATTAGTACTTGTAATTGTTGTGCTATCTCCAGGTATTGACGGAATATTTGTATAACCACTACTCCCTGGTGAAGCCTTAACCATATCAGGCTCAATGCGCAAAATAATAATACCACTACCACTATTAAAGTTTGTAAAGTTGGCTGATCCAGCAGTGTTGCTAATTTGAAAAGAGCCCACATCAATTGTACTGTCAACAAGTGGTCTATTTAAACTAATTATAGGACCAGTCAACAACGCACCACTATTAGCCGAAAAATAGCCAGCACCGTATGAATTTGTTAGCTGGCCCACCATTGTATCACGAACAAACGCAAATTTTTTATTTGCAAACGTGTTGTAAGAAATAAACTCATAGTCGTTAGGTACCAGCGTAATATCCCCAAACGTCTGATCAAATTTTAAAACTTGCACGTCGTATACAAGGTCCTCAGTTTGTATTGGCGTCCATGTTGTTTGGTTTGTTGATAAAAACAAAACTCCCGGTGTCACATTATCTTGTGTCGAATATTGTATATTAGTTGCAAATACTGTTTCCCCCACTCTACCAATCCAAGCAAGGTAGTCGGTGGTGTTACCATCTGCGTAAGCAACGATTGCATATTCTGCATCATTTTGCAAAAATGCCGGTTCCAGGAAAACAAACGTCGTATAATCTGCAGCAGTTAAACCTGTAGCACTTGTACTAAGAGTGTTGATGTTATCAGCAATTTGATAAGTTCTCGCTAATACATTGTCCGGACCCATAGGGTAGCCATTAAACGTCCTTCTTATCTCGACTGTTACACCCGAATAAGGCAATAAAGAAGTAGCAATTGCAGGGTCCGATTTTGTTGCAAAAAGTAACTTGACAGCATAAACCCATTTACCACCGGCTTTTGTATCGACTGTTGTACGAAACGTTTGGGCCAGTGGACTAACGCTGTAAGATCGAATTGCTGGATCAGACGTAAGAGTTGTTGTACTCATTATTTTACCTTGTATATTTTATTCTAATAAATTAAAAAGAATTAAACCGAGTGTAATCATCTGTTAATACATCGAATCCTCCACCTCCTCGGTTATCAATATCTAATCCCAAATCAATGGTCGAGGTATTTGGAGGTGGTCTATAGACGTGTACGTTCGCAGTATTTGCAGGCGGAGGTACAACGACCGTGTTACTAGAAGCAGTGTTGCTAGTATTCCCACTAGGAGGCGGAGGCGGCGGTGGCGGTGGTGGTAGAGTTGTTGTTACATCACGATTATCAATGACATCAACAGTATCATCATCGACACGATCTGGGTTTGGATCATCATCGTTAATGCCGCCACTTCTAAGTTGATCTTGTATTTGGAGCCAGAATTCTTGATCTCCTACCCAACGTGCTGTACACGAATCCAAATTCTCCATTGCCCACAAAGCGACATCCATGCCATAGGTTGAGCTGATCCATGCAAACGTTTCTGTCGAGAGAGGGTGACAAAGGATACCGCCTCCGCCACCACCGCCACCGCCACCACCGCCACCGCCACCACCGCCGCCACCGCCGCCGGGGGGAGGTGGAGGAGGTGGAGGAGGGGGAGGAGGGGGAGGAATAATAACTGGAGGACGTTGTGGTACAATGGTGGAACTAAACCCTCTGAAGCTACCTTTAGCAATAGAAACCGCAGCAGGCTCAAAACCTATCGCTTCTACATCCATTACAATAATTTCTTTCCGTCCAAATGTATAATATCGAGCAGGTATGTTGTATTGTATTGACAGCTTACCATCTATTGAAGAAACAAGACTTCCAGCAGACCCTACCTGTGTAGAAGTTGGTTGCCAACCTGAATCGAACCCTCCGCTTGCGTAGATACCATCGCTACCGCTTCCCTCACGCACACGAGAGTACATTTCTGTTCCTGTCAAGCTACTAGTCGTGTATGTCCACCTACTCATTGGTAATTCGCTTGTGTCACTTGCTGGCACAACAGCAGTTGTAACACTTGATGTAATATTTAATCCATCGAAAAACACATAATGTTTTCTGTTTGGTTGTAATCCTGTTACGTATATTGTAATTGTCTGGGGTTTGATATACTCATCGAGGCCTCCCGATCCTGCAGAGGTTGAGACATCATAAGGAGGATTAACATATATGGTACCGTTGTATTTTACAAACCCGTTAACAATATTACGCTGGGATGTTGGTTTGTCAAATTTTGCTTCCGACTTTAAGCTCGAAGATTCAAGAAACGCATGGCTTGCGTCTGAAACAACGCTATCAAGAATTGTTATGTTATTTGTATTAGCAACTTTCAACTTAAGAGGTATTTCAGCAAACACAGGTGTAGCAATTTCGTTAACAGTATCAATTACAAAAGTTTGACTTTCTGTCGATTCAGAAAAACTTTTATCCTTCATTGGATCAACAAAAAAGCCATGCTTAAATCTTTCGAACTGTGTGTTAGACTCACTTGTAATCTTTAAAGATTTTGTTTGAGCTTCCATAAGACTAAATGATGCATAATATTCGAGTCTTTGGACTCTGTCGTTAATTTTTTGAATATCACGCATCGTATATCTTGTTTGTTGATTAGTGCTTGTTAAAACAGCGTAATCAACTCTACCAAGTTGCAAGGCAGCAGAATAAGCAAGGCTTGGATAAGGAGGGACATGCAATTCACCCAGAACAAACGTGCCTGAAGGTGTTAGAGGAACATCTGGCTTAAGAGAAGGTAACCCCAGCACAACTCTAACGTTACCATGCTTGTCCATAACTACTTTATCACGTCGTGGAATATAATATGACATATCAGCTTCATAGAGACCGGACGGAGAAGGATATTTTCTTGATAAAGAAGAAACTGACTCTACGATAACGTTGGAATATGCAATATGGGTTGCGTTTGTTGTAGAGCTGTCGTATATCAAGGCTCCGCTTGCAGTATTGCTATAAGGAACGGTATTAGAAACGAACGGTCTAAAATCAACAGCATCCCTCAAAGAAATTATTTTACCAGCATTAGTTTTATATACTGGTATATAAAGTAAGGAGGAAGGGGTGCCATTTGCATAAACATAGGATTCTAACGTAATATAATCGCCAACAACATCTCTCCTAAAAGCTAGAACTTGTACGAGTAAATTTTTTGTTGACGTCAATGTGAAAGAAGATTGGTTTTTCAGTTTTACATAAGAAAGACCATAAATTGAATCTTTTTGACCTGTCACAAGCTCAAAATTATTTACAATATTTGGGTCTGTATTTGCGTCAGCAAACGTGTCGCCTGAGCCTGCCCACACACCAAGAAGCTTGACTGCATTTGGTATACCGAGACACCACGGTCCATTTGGTAACGTAGCAGCAATAGTATTACTAATTTTAACATAATGTGTATCGAGGACAAGGTTGGCTGACGTCGGCGTCGCAATAGATGTACAAATTACTGATACGTTACCGATTGTAGATGATGTTGCAACGTTACTCCATGGATTGAGAGTAAATGTTAGTGAGCCAGTTGCAGCATTAACCGTAAACAGCTTGGAGTTAACAATAGTGTTGTTCGGGCAGCTATACGCAACATTTGCATCATTAATAACAATGTTTGCTGTTGATGGGATTTGTGCAGAGGTACTGTTTGTTACAGCAACAATTGGATAATAATAACTTGTTGTATTGTTAGCAATCTTTATATGCAAACCATAGTTTTTATAAGCGTCAAACGTAGTAAGAAGGTTGGGAGTTCCTGAGCTAAGAACGAGCCCGTTAGAGTATACGTTTACAGAACCAGCAAGATTTGCAGAAACAATATTATCTCTCGAAACTACAACAAAATCAGTTTTTTGTAATTCTGACACTGGATCCGTTGTGTATAAAAACTGTTCGCCAGATGCTGCAGATAGCGAAAAAACACCGTTATTACTTACCTGACGGTCATCGGTTTGTTTTCTATAATAAAAGCTGTCATCACTTATACTTGCAAGGGCTTTTACACCTAAAGGAAAAATTGTTGTTTCATACTGTGTACCAATCAACGCCACATTGTTGCTTGAGGATACTTCAGCAACAAACTTGCTATTGGAACCAATCGCTTGTATGTCAGAAGGATTGAAACCTGAGTTTATTTGTACATCATAAACATATACATTATATTTGTTGTCCGATATTGACCCACCAAAACCGTCGTATGATATTGAACGTACCTTTGCTGTACCAATAACTTTTGTAGTACCCAACGACGAGTTGAGGTTAGAAGGAACAGCTCCACCAGGCTGTACAATGCCCGAGTTACCTGTTGTAACTGTGTTGGCAAAAAGTGTGATTGTTTCGCCATATTGAATGTTTGCTATACCAAACCACTTGTTCTGTGGTACAGACAGGTAATTCTCATACGAAGTAGAAACTACTTGATTGTTGGTTGAAAGAGTCGTGTTTGCTTTAGGTATAGGTAATCTTATGTTGTTTGAAAGTTCATTTCTATGACCTTGAATATAAGCCACACCCTTTCCAACTATTACGTTAATAAAATTACTGTAATTTTCTCCATAAACAAGGCCAGCTTCTTCTGTAGTTATATTGATTGGTTTTAAAACATAGTTACCGCTTTCTTCACTTGTTCGTCTTGCAAGTTCAGTGTTGATGGCGTTAAACTGTGTTGATGTTTTATCTCTAGTAACATAACCGTTTTGAAATTCGACTAAAGAAAAGAAATTTTGCACTGATGGAACACCATCAATAACATCAGATAAATCGTTTGCCGATTTTACAACCAAAGTTGGTGTAAGTTTTAGCCTGTCTGCACCAGGAGCTTGATAATTTGTATATCCCTGGGCATTATCTAAAAGAGTTGTGTCGACGGAACTGTTAACAATCGATTCCTCTGTCATAAATCCTACAGAGACGTTGTTTGGGTAGCCGCTATTAGTTGTCAGATATTTGGAAACAACAATTTCTTGAGGCTCAACGCGTACAAAAAAGCCTTTTTGGAAAATAATACCATCAGAAACTTTCAATCCATATCCAACCCCTGTTCCATTGGATGCAACAATAGGCTGAGCAACATAGTTAATGACACCAACGTTAGCGTTGTTGGGTGATGTTACAGCAGCTCCGTTAGCATAAACAATTCTAGTAGACAGCAAGTCTGGATCTTTTACGTAACCCTCACCTTTACTAATAACAACAACATCTGTGATCGAGCCAGCGCTGTTTGTAACAAGGCGACCATACGCATTTATTGTTGGTGCTGGAGACGTCTGAACAGCATATACAAACATTGTATTTGTATAACCACTACCAGCAGCTGTGATTGGAAAATCTTCAACAGTTCCTGCTGTTCTTTGAGCAAAAAGTGTAGCTCCGTCAGCAAACGTGTTCTGTGTAGTGTTTGATCCTAATGAAAGATACTTTACATAAAGAGTTTTTAAATCATTGTTTGCACTTGACTCCAAGCCATCTATTACATTAACAACAAGAGCCTTTGCCCCCGTTGATTGATCAATAACGTAACACCCTTGAAGATCGTTAATATTGACATCATAATTGTCAGCGTCTAGGTCTTTTATTCGTACAAAATTATAAAACGGATCGAGAGAAACACTGCAACCACTAATTATAGTACCGGTTTTATAGATGTTTTGCCCAAAACGCTCAATTTGACTCTGAAGAACCGATTGAAGCTGTGTTAGCTCCCTTGCCTGAATTGGAAAAGAAGGCTTAAAAAGAATTCGATGATAGTTTTTAGTATCATCATAATCATCGAAATACGGCGTGATATTGAGGTTCGTTTCTTGGGACATATTTTCTCTCAGAATTCAAAAATGAACTTAAACGTCTCTGTTTGGTTGCTATTTTTGGTTATTGGAGGTACACTTTCTATGTATATTACCTCCCCAGAACCATAGACCAAATCAGGCAACGTCTGACTTTGTATGTTGGCTTCAGGTCGTGTTCCTTCTGGAGCATCTGTTCCTCTAATTAAATACTCATCGTTGTCCCCAGAGGAATTAAACGTCCCTCTCGTATGCGTCAAGCGCACTGTCACGTTTGTTGCACCGTTTGCTGAATTGTTAGAAGCATAAAATAAACCGTTTGCAGCATCAACACCACTACGACCTGGCTGTATTATTGTTTCATCATCAACAAAATAAACGCTGTTATTCTTGTTTGTTACCACTAAGCGCAACGTTTGATCAAAGTATGTATCTTGGCCAGAAACCGCATTTGCCACAACAGAAACTGTGTTGCCAGCATTTCGAATAACATTTACGCTTTCGGATGTGATTACTGCAATTGCGGTGGCCGTCTCACCAATCAGATTGTGTCCTGTCTGAGTTGTATTTCCAACAGCAAGTATTACAGGATAACCTGTTGAATTACTTAGCTTTATTGCTGTCGTATTAGAAAATCTAACGTAGTAGTATCCTCCAGACGTCATATTACCGACAGCCGTGTTTCCTGTGTTAGCAACATAAAGTAACTTATCTCCAACTTGGAACTTGTTACTTGATACCGTAATATAATCATCGTTACGAGATTTGTTTGTTAAAGTATGACCTTCTTCACTAGACCCTGCTGTTAAATCGACGTTTGCTCCCCCGGCAGTAGTAGCAAGAGCCAACGTCGTGCTGTTTGCATAAACAACATAGTAGTTTTCAGTGTTAGTTAATCCAGTAACAGTAGTATTACCAGCACTAACCGTATAGGTAACAATGTCCCCAATAACAAAAGGATTACTTGCAATAGCAATATAGTTGCCTGTATTGCTCACACCTGTTAGTGCATTAAATGTTTTTACAGTAACAGGATTTACGTCCGTGTTAGCGTTAAAGGTGAATGTTGGGGCAGCAATCGTAACGTCTGGCACCGTGAGGTATCCACTTCCACTCGCTGTAATGTGGAGGTTAGAAATTTTACCTGTAGCATTTGCTTGTGCGTTTGCTGTAGCACCGCTTCCTGTATTTCCTGCTATTGTTACAGTCGTGTTAGCGAAGTAACCAGATCCTGGGTAAGTTATAACCAACTGACCAACAGCACCTGAGGAACCAACTTCAAACAATCCTCCAACGTCCGTAAGCGTGATAGTATTATTTGAAGTATCAATGTCTGTTATTGTTCCTGTTGCGTTTGTGTTAGACTGTGTCACTTCTTGACCTACAGAAAAATCTCCAACACTATGCTCAGGGGCAATTGTTAATGTTACACTTCTGTATTGTGGATTCTTCAATAATCCTAGAATTCTAAAATCATTCTTATCAACAATCTTTCCACCAGAACTACTACTGGAAAGAGTTGAAGAAATACCCACCCAATGAGCCCCAAGCTCTTCAGCTTGATTTTTTCCGTGACCCCCAGAAGGAGGAAGAATTGCTCGTAACACAGGAGCAGCCGGCGTATTAGACGAAACTACACCTTGAACTTCTACGGTAGCATAGTCGTAACCAGCGCCACGGCTTGTCACAAGAACACTTTGAAGAGTTTTTGTTGAAGAATTAACAACTGCGCGTGCCTGAGCTCCTAGTCCGTTACCAACAATTAGTACGTTAGGAACAACATTATATGTTGTGCTTGTATTAGAAGAATTCAAAAAAGCAGAATCAAGTAAAACCCTCTTCGTTACACCATCGTAATCAATAATTTTTCTTTGATTGCCGCCATTGGCCCCATCAACAATATAAAGAACTCCTCCAGTGTAGATATCATTAGTTGCACTTGCGTTAGCTGAAAGAGTATAAATTAAGGTATTACCACCAACAGCTACATCCTGGAACGTTCCCTCATGGGTTCCAATGTAGCGACGCTCGCCTGGTGTAACGACGTCAATTATTTCGACTGCACCAGAAACAGCATTACTTACAACACTTGCATTTTCAACAAACGGAAAATATTCCTGTGTGGCAAATTTTGTTACTGTTGCTGCTGTTGCTGAATACATATATTTCCACTGGTAGCCATCAGCTGTAATGTATGACTCATCAGTAGGATCTTCAATAACAGGCTCAACAGTTGAATTAGCCCCTTTATTGTTATTCAAGCATTTAAAAACAGCATTATTGCTGTTAATAACAAAATACTGTTTTTGCGACAACAAATTATCCTCATCATCATAACGAGCGTAGACTGTGTTGCCGGTCCATTCATATCGCCTAACCATCAAACAAACATCGCTTGTTGATAATCTTTTTCCAAACAACATGTTATCATAAACATCATAAACAATGTCGCGACTATTGTCATATAGTGTTGGGACGTTATTATCGTTTGCAAATGGCTGACTTCTGCCAGCAAATACGTAGTAGGTCGAACTATTAGATTCTGAAACAGAATCGACAAAATGTTTTGCTGAAGAATGTCTGAAGTTGTTTGTAACTAGTTTCATTACTCGAACCTTATAATTGAATGTCCCGTTTCGTTTCCACTTACCGACAAGTCGACGTTACTTGTTGAATTTGCCAACTTGACTCCGCTTGTATTTGCTAAAACGACCGTATAAACATAATTGTTTACTAGTCCAATATCTGCTGTATTTCCTGCTTCTCTTACATACACGCACGAGTCGTTATTTGCAAATATTAACGAGCTATTCGCGTGCTGATTATTACCTAAATTAATAAAATCAAGCGCTGCATCAACACTTGTAGAATTTGAATAAAAATACCTCTTCAAGGCAATTGCCGATTGAGATACGTTCGATTGCTCTTTTATATCAGCTATAACCTTGATAACATTACCAAAATACTTAGTTCCTGCAACGTGCAGCACTTCCTTCAAAACACGGGCATACTTATCAAGTGATATTCCCGTTCTTACTTCGTAAGAAAATTCCTGATAGTAGTTATTATCATGAATATATTTATCCGAGTTCAAAAACCCTTGGTTGTTTTTGAAAAAACCAGTTCCCGTTCCTTGTCTCTCTACGTTTACACGTCCTACACCTACAAATCTATTTTCGCCTTCAGGTTGTATTGTTACGAGCTCGTCTTGTTGGTAACCCAGACCAGAATCAATAACGTTAATTCCAACTATTGTTCCATTAGCAACAGTTGTATTTGCAGTAATTGAAGCATTTAATCCTATAGGTTGTGTGTTTGTTGCAGTTGTAAAGGAATTAACAACCGCTGCTGCCTCAGTAGTAAATCCCACAATAGGTGTGCCGTTAGCAACCGGAAGATTAAACTTCAACCTCTTCATATTCATTGTACCGATGCCTGTATCAGAATCATAACTAAATGCCCGTACTTCACCAACTATGCTCGTATTGGTTGTTCGTGTAATTGTACCAAACGTTGCCGGACTTGAGCCAAGCGAGGATTCAATTGTTGCATTGACGTCAGACGTATAACCAAACCCACCAGAAACAACGTTAACAGCCGAAATGGTTCCGTTTGCGTGTGTTATTACTTTTGCATAAGCACCTACGCCTGGTGAGTTAGTAAAAGTGACTGGATCGTTATTAGTAAATCCAGATCCACCATCCGTGATAGCTACGTTGGTTATTGATCCAGAACTTATTGTTAATTTTTCTCCAACACTAAATGGCTTGCTGATTGACTCAAGATTAAGTAGTAGATCTTTCTTCCCATATCCAGCAGTTCTTGGTTCATATACAAGAACAAACGGATCTATGTTGTAATCTTCACCACGGTTAGTCTCAGAAAGGACGGCAATTGATCCGACGTTGACTGTTGTGCCTGCCAGGCACACATCTATAATTGTAGCTGAGTTTCCAGCAGGAAACTTTGGGAAGCTGTATTGACCTGCAGGAGAAATATTTGATGCATCAATTCGCATTGATAAGTATGGCACATTTGCAGCATTGTTGCCACCAATCATGTCTGTACGGATAAACACCCTATCAATTGTTTGTACCTCACCAATAGCAAAATTGGCATCGCTTCCGAAAAATTTTCTTCCTAACTGTGTAACAGTATTTGATGTCAGCCCCACAACAAAGTTGTTTGGCGTTCCAGTATTTGCAGCATAATATACAAAATTTCCATTTCCTGTTATTGAATGAAAACCAATATATGCTGTATTAACACCAGTAAGAAAACCATAAACTGTTAAATTGACGTTAGCTGACCACGGCGTATTTGCGAATGTGTTGCCTCCAGACGAATTGGATGCTCTGAGACTGACGACACTTGCATTATTGTTGAATGCATTACTGTCTGAAATTAATATGAGATTGTTGCTTGTTGTAGATACAATATAGCCGTTAGCAATATCGTGAGTTGCATTACCACCAATTACAAGCGACCCATTTGCTGGAGTACCGCTTCCCCACAATGTTCCAATCGATTGATAATAGTTGGTTTTGTATTGAGCTACTTGTTCTCTTATTTTAAACTGACCAAGATTTCTATTTTGGGGACCAACAAGATAATGAGTTTCACTACTACTCGAGGATGTTAAATCAAGAGCTGAGCCGTTTGCGGTGTTGGCAAGCTTAAATCCTGTTGTGTTTGCATTAACAACGTAATATACGGTATTATTAGAAAGACCAGATATTGCCGTATTAGATCGTGTCGTAAAATATAATACTGTGTCCCCATTAATAAATTCTGTATTGGCGTACGTGCGCGTCAGCGTGTGGCCACTTTCATTTAAACCAGCCGTTAAGTTAATGTTTGCTCCATTGGGTCCGTGGGCAAGAGCAAGAGCAGAGCTGTTTGCATAAACAACGTAGTAGTCACCTTTTTGAGCTAAATTTGTAAGTACCGTGCTTCCTGTATCGACAGTATAAACAACAACATCACCATTAACAAACGGATTATTGGAAATGGCAATGGTATCGGCAGTATTACTTACATCGTTCAATGCGTTAAATGATTTAATTGTAAGTGGGTTTGGTATGGTGATAAAGTCGGCGGTGTTAGCAACATCAACACTTGCATCAAACGTCTTTGTAACACGATTAGTCGTGTTGGATATAGCAAACATATTGTTGGCAATATATACGGTAGAACCAGCTTCGAGAATTGTACCAGATCCATCTCTTACTCTTTTAACATAACCAAAACCGCCGTCATCAATTGTAAAAACTATTTGTCCTGTAGCAAATCCAATTTCGGTGATTCGTGCTTTACCATGCCGGCCACGGAGATCGGAAATGATTTTTACTTCCTCACCAACAACAAAATCACTACTTTCGTTTACAATTTCCAGCGAAGTTAATGACCCAAGAACAACGGGGTTCCCTTCTACGGTTCCGTTAGCTGTTACTATTTCACCGGGGGAAAAGTTTCCCCTGACGTTCGACAAAAATACCTGGTCAATTGGGAATCCATCATAATAACGACGTGCGACTTGATCGACAAATGCTTTAGCACCAGACGACACACCAACAATTTCTAACCCTCTAAACGTAAACGAACGATCGTTGGCTGCTAACTCCAAATAACGCGGAACAACATATTTGCCGTCTGATGGCTTTATTACATCATCTCCTGGATGATATATTGTAGCTTCTTCTCCATACAGCAATCGCATAACAAGCTTGACTGCCGCTTCTGATCCCTTGGATCTGTAAATGTCTAACGATTTTTTAACAATCGATTTTGTGTTAGCAAACGACGTTAGAGGAAAGTCAACAAGATATTTGTTTTTGAAGTGGATTAGAAAATCATCAATGGTTTTGTCGATATCGCGATAATCAATTAGTTTTCTAGAAATATAATTAACGTTGTCGGATTGCTCTAACCACTCATAATAAGCTTTTACAAATGCAATAAATCTCTCACCCTCGTCGTTGTAAAACGCAGGAAATTGTGTTTCAATTAATGAGGAAACTTTATCTGGCAAATTGCTCATTATGCGTAAATACCTCTTACAGAGACATGGATATCGGATTCACGTGTTTGAAGTATTTCATTTAGTGTTACAGTAATATCTTTATTTTTAGGGGTGGCATTAAATGCAACTCCTTCGCCACTATAACTTGCAATTCTCAAATTATCAATTGTAACAATCCCGGTGTTATAATTTACGGAACCAACAGGGAACGTCTTATCACCTAAAACAGCATTTAGTATACCAGCTTCATCATCTTGCAAATACACATTTCTGTAGAGACTGTTTTGATAAAATAGAGTGAAGCTATCGCTAACTACGCTCGTAATTGGATTTGCAAACGAAATTGTTGTATTGAGGTTTTCGCGTGTTGCTGTTTGTTCAGGTGTTGGAACAAGATATCTAATCAGCTTAATTGACGTGTCGTTACTAATAATTCCGTCGTACGTATCATCAATAGCTGTCGTCAGCTTTGAGTAACGCAGTGTAACGTCAAAGTCATTAATATTCGTGTTACAAAATGTTTGAATAGTTGTCTTAACAGCTGCTTTAATATCTCCTTCAGCAGCTGTTGATGTATTAATATTATACACAATATTTGAAGAAACATCACAATACAGGAAGGATGGGTTAATAAAGATAGGGTCAATTGTTAGCGGCATTTTTTCTTTAAGGAACTTACGGTATTTTTCAGCTAAAGTCGGGGGTATACCGTCTGCATTAAACACATCAATTGCTACCATTACTTTACCAAACTGAGGAGGGTCATTCTCCTCACCACCATATGCATGAACAGAATCAATCTCTGGAAAGTTTGTTCTCAGCAATGTTTCATAGTCACTTGTTGTAATTGCACGCTCTTGTGTCTGGAAATAGCGAGGAGCATTAAAGCGCACAGATTCGATTGTTTCTGCAGGAGCTCCTGACTGAGCAGCTTCGAGAACTGCAATCGCTACTTGACCTCCCGAGTAAGAACCAGCTGTTCCGGCAATTGAATCATCAAGTCGAAAACTGTCTGCACCGTTTGGAGCACTTCCATTGGTAACTCTATACTCACAGGAAATTACAGCACCGTTTTTAGGTTTTTTACCTGTTACGTTGTTACCAAACACAATCTCGTATTGTTCGTTTTCTGCTCCTTGGACAAAGAACACCTTATCAGTAGCAGTTACATTAAAAAAGGAGGACGACAAAACATATGATTGAAGCTGTGTATTTCCATCTTCAATTACTGAAACCTTGATGCTAGATGTGTCAAGATTTGGATTCGATAATACAAACCGCTGAGTTGGATTGCTGTCATCAACGACAAACGTGTCAGCAGCCGTAAATCCTTCATAGATCAAAACTGCATTGCTAAAAAACTGATTAAGTTGCGTATTTGCTGGGTTTAACCGTCTATCCATTACAATAGTTTGATCAGTTGTAAACACATAAGTGTTTGATCCAACAGTTGTTGTAAATGAAGTTCCTCTTCGAATTGTTAATGAATCTTCATAAACCGTTGGAGTAACAACAAGCCCCAATGTAGCAACGGAGCTGATTGCTGAACGAGGAGTATAATTTAATTCCTTTGCATGACTTACAATACTATCACGCAACAACGCTGTATCCATAAACATTTCGTTGCCAATCATGTTCAGGTAAAACCCATTATGATATGTATTATAGGCAAGAATGTCTAAGAGAACGTTAATATTGGACGCTTCAAAATCAATATCTTGAAATAATGCATTATTTCTAAGGTATTCTTTTAGGTTGTTTTTATACGTCGAAAAATCTAACGTAACTAAGTTTGTTGAAGTATTCGCCATTTTATCTTATTCTTTCAATAACGGTCGAAAAAACAATGCGTTTTTGAAGCGTTCCCAAAGTGTAAATTATTGTTACACTTACTGTGTTATCTTCGGACGTAGAACTAAACAATGCAGTTCGTTCGTCGGCTGGGAACACGGTCGTTTGAGCTCCAGCATCAACTTGAACGCTTTCAACAGAAACTCTAGGCTCAAATGATATAATAGCGTCACGTATCATCGTATTTAGCTGGTCCATTATAATAGGACTCATTGGTTCAAATAATAGCCGACGAACGTCTGTTCCAAAAGTTGGGTTGAAGAATCGTTCACCTTTTCCTGTAAGAAATAGATTTTTCAATGCTTCATTTACAGCATACTCATTGACGTGTCTTGCTAAATCATGTTTTTCAGGATGAACGTTAAAATTCTTAAAAAAGTCGGAATAAAGAACTTTTTCAGCTCGACGTTTAGCTTCTGTATTTCTATCGTATTGTTTAACTAACGCCAACTTATCCTCCTATAAACACATTGGATGATCCTGTGGCTTGATGGCCGCAAGATGCCTTGTGTCCTTTTCTGCAAACAGGTTTTCCGTTGCAGAATACGTTGCTTGACCCTTGAATCATCCTCGAATTGCTGTGATTAGCTCGACCATGGGACTGAACACGGTCTCCTTTTCGAACTAAACTTTTGCCATTAACAAAAACGTTACTCGATCCTTCAATGAGTTTTCCACCAGCACTATCTATCTGTTTTCTCGTAGCTCCTGACATTATGCGTCCACCCAGGTACCGGTTGTAGGACTTGTTTGCACAAATGTTTTTGTCTTGCCTGTAGTAGAATCACGCCACAAATCTCCAAACTTAGGATTTAATGGTGGGGTTGGAGAAGTTGTAGTAGTTGGAACATACTGTGATGCAGCTCTTACATCTGCTGCTTCTGCGGCTGCATTTTCAGCTTCCACAGTTGGATCAACATATCCACCATAATCTGGCCAATCGCAAGGACAACCATCATTAAACCATTCGTTAATTGCTGTGACGTGTTCTGATACTTCCTTTACAAATTCGATAAATGGCTCTCGTTCTCCAAAAACCGCAAGATTTGTAAGAGGACCTTTTGCTGGTCTGTACACGTTGCCATCCCAAATGTCAGGCCATTCAAGAAAAGGCACTGCTTCAGGATATCCCAGATCCTCTACTATTTGACCGCTTGGTAACTGAATTTTGATTGTAGAAGGTTCATTTCCTTGAACATACGCTGCGCCATACCGGAAGGATTCAATACCTGCATAAGGATTACCCAGAGCACATATATCTACTCCATAACTAAATAAATCCCACGAAATTCTTACTGCGTTGTGAAGTGACCTTTTATCTGTAAGATTTGGTGAACTAAATCCTCTATAATATGTAGGTACTTGAATACATTCGGGCAGGCCCCACCCGTGGGTTACCTCATCTTGCGTATACCACGTTCCCGTTACAGGATCTATCATTTGTTGATTGTAGGGTTCTCTGCCCTCTGCCCATATGCCTCTCATGTGGTTATAATTAAATCCTGAGTATATGCCAGGGTATGCGTTTCTCATCATCCAATCAATATAAAAATTATGAGAAAAACTATATTGTCCAAACGGTATACCAACATTTATTGGATAATCGGCAAGTTCTGGAAACTCCCCAAAGTTTGTTCGGCCGCTTAGTATACCAAGCCAGCGAGCTCCGTAAACTGGAAATCCCATCAAACTAGTCAATATAAAAGACCTGTCTCCCCCGTAAGCATTAAACAGCGTTAATAGTCTATTGACGGTAGGAGCTGTTTCAAATTTTAAAAGGGACGGATGAACATAGGTGTTTGATATTGTATATGGTTTAAACGTTTCCCCATCAACAATTTTTATGGACCCGTTGGCAACTCCTTCGTTAATATTTTGATTAAACGCATTCCTTCGACGCTCCTCCCACCACGTTCTCCGTCCTGAGCCTCCACCACCACGATATTTTTCATCGGGTACAGTACTTGGATCCCAGAACTGCCATTTCCACAAATCACCAGGAATATTTAAGTCTTGGGGAGGATTAATTTCTCCAGATGTTATAAAATCGTTGTAGGGTACTGGACCTGCCCCCGCAGTAACTTCTAGTCCACCAAAAGGATTAAAAAATTCTTTACCGTTTTCTAATTCATTAATAGCAGATTGAGTTAGACCTATACTTTTCAGTGTTTCGTGATCACCAACAGCCAGATAATCATTAATAATTTGGCCTATTAAATAAGGTTCTGCTGTATTAAAATTAAGATGTTTCCAGCCGTATGACATTATTAATTAACCTCCATACCGAGAATTTCTTACATTTGGATTAACATAGCCAGCATACTTCGATTTACCCTTTACCGTAGGTCCTGGTGATGGATCGTCAGGTGCAATCACTGACCCCACCCTATCAGGATTCAAATGAATTTGAGGAGCACTCATCACAATTCTTTTATCAGAGAGAAGATTCATTTCCCCCACTGACTTTATTGAACAATCTCCCTCAACTCTTACTGTTGAGCTTCCCTTTATCAAAACAATTGATTTGCCCTTCACTTCTACAAAGCAATCTCCAGTAATGGACACATTATCATTCTTAGCAACTACTGTATAATTATCTCCAACAATTTTATCCACACGATTTCCATCCTTGTCTATTTCAACGAACGTTCCTGTTCTGTGGTAAAGATGTAATCGCTCTTGACCTTCTGTGTCGTCCATCTCAACAACATGGCCACGTTCTGTTCTATAAACTTTGTTGAACGGATATTTCGCACCGAATGCTGAAGGAGGCTCGGTAACGAGATCACCTGTTGCTCTACGACTATTTTTTGCGTCAAGAAGATCATTCTCTTCTCTAGCAAGCTTAGCAACATCATGCTTTGATGTATCGTTGTCTGGAATTCCAGCAAGAGAACCTAAGATCACTGGTAGCTGACCTTCGTTACCATCCATGAAGAATCCAAAAACAATTGATCCAACAATTACACCTACAGGCGCAATACCAACTTGGTTAGAAGCAGCGCTGTAAGGTGGAGTCAGTATGGTTGCCCATGGAAGCTTATCGTTAGGAGTCTTGCCCTCATCGTCATGAAGACTGAAGATACGAACCTTGAGACGGCCAAGCTTAAGAGGGTCACTTTCCCTATCAACAACTTTTCCTATAAACCACCGAAAGCCATTTTCGCCAAGCGCTTTAGTCGTCATTTTTTCTTTCCTATCTTTACTGCTTCAATGACCATATCGTATTCATCAAGAGAAAACATATGTCTCATCTTTGTTACCATGTAATTACCAGAATATTTTAGATCAGGGGCAAATTCAAATTTATCAAGCTTTGCTGCGTCATCGCGAGACGGAATTTCAATATTAATTACGTCACCCAGTGCTACAGTCAAGTCTCCTGCAACCTTCAACACAATTGCTGTATCCCCAAACAATGCAGACGCTATTTCTTTATCTCCTGCATTCTCAACAATTGTTGGTTTCGTATCGACCGAGGAGGGTAAAAAAACGTAGTGACCAGCATCAGGGAACGTTTCATACAAATTATCTTTGTATAGAACTCCCTTGTCATCCGTCGTTAACGGAAGCTTTGCTGTTTTAACATCATATTTTTTTCGTTGATATTGTTTTGTTGTAATGTCGAACGAAAGAACATTGACAGCCATTGCACCACTAGTTAATTTCTCAAACGTATTAAAACTTTTAACTATCTCATAATGCAAAATATTTTTATAGTGAAGGGGTTTAGAACCATCATCTTCAAAATCAGTTTCAATAGCAGTCTTTGTTGTATATGTAGTTATTGGTTTGCACGTCTTGCTGTTATTAACAATGTAATCAATTGTTGCGAAATTATATCCTGCATTGCTTTCGTAAAACAAATAAGGAGAGTTTGGGTATTGTTTGCTAACAGCGCGCTTACGAATCATGTCTATAGCCTTAAAGCTGTTGTACGTTGGTATTGTAAGTAAGACAGTATCTTTTGTCGGGTCGTCCTTCAAAAACGTTTTCTTTGAGGAGAGAAAATTTTTAACGATGTCTTCTACAATATTTTCAGCTTTATCATTGTAAGATTTTGTAACAAGTTTTTGTGTGTTTTTTAAGTGTTCAATACTGATCGCTCTAATTATGTAGGTTTGGCCAAGTTCCGTTGGGTTGCTGCCGCTATTCGTCACACTAACAATACCAAACTCATAATCTAAAACTTTATGTGTATTAACTGGGTCCTCAACAGTAACAACTATTGACTCGTCTCCTTCTGTTGCCAACCCTCCCTCTGTCAATTCCCAATCTTGAAGCAGGTTTCCAAAGTCGCGAATTAGAAATTCAGCGTAAATGGATGGTTTCATAATATCTTCAAAAATAGAAAGCATTACTAATTGAGGTCCAATCGGTTTTCTTATTCCCGTATTGTATTTTTTTAGGTAGAGTTTGGTAACTCTACCCTCTCTCGGAAAATTTTGCATGTTTAAACTTTTAGTATTTGTCGCAGCTCATCGTTTATTACTGTTGTATATTCATCAGCAATTAAGGAAACGAGTTGACGAGACTCATTTATTTCAGTTTCTAAATCATAAAATGAGATAGGTTGCCAATAGCTGTACTCATCAATAGGAATTGATAAAGACACAACACTGCTCGATGACACACTCAGTGTTAAATCTTTACTTCTTACTGTCAATGTTCCTGATATACTTGTAGAACTGCCGTTGCTTGAGAAATAGTTTGTGTCTGTAATGTGTTTAATAAACATAGCACCATCGATAAGAGAAGCTACCTCTCCCTCGGCCACAAGAGTTCCTCCGCTACGTTTTTGTACAAGATCGCCGACAACGAGAGTGTTGTTTCCTGAAGCTTTTGTATATTCAACCTTTACAACAGCATTTGTATCTGAGGTGATAGGAGCCTTTGTTATTTCATAATACGTAAACTGACTATAATCTCTGTTGTCCGATTCCTGTCTCCAAAGTGTTTCTTCTTGCTGAGGAGTTGTTAACGACCGCGTCCAATACTTTTTTTGAGCTGTTGTTAACGCGTTGTAGGCTGCCTTTGTAATTTTGGGCTTTGAGCGATTTACTCTATAATAGGCAGTTTTAGAAACAGCATTGTCGAGCGAACCATACTTTCCAATAATATAGTTATCAAGTGTTACCTGATCTTTGTACCACTCAAACAACGGATCTGTGTAGTTGTTTAATAAGTAAATAATCCAAGTGTAGAAAGGATCTCCATAGAAAGCTCCTGAGATAGTGTCTGGACGCTCTCCGGGTTTGACGAGATAACTATAGTAGCTCAATGCTTCTTTTTTGAATTCTTCTTTTGCACGAACCCGTTTTAGCAAATCAACAGCGTACGTATTGTTGTATGCTACTACAGGAAATTTTGAAAAATATTCTGAGCGTGAACTCATCTATTACTCCGTTGTACGATTGTTTCTAGCATGGTTAAGCTCCAGCATCCCTTAAGGCAGCATCAGAATCTGTCCCTGTTGGTAAAGATCTCTTATATTCGTTTTTAAAATCACTACGCGTAAGGATTTCTGTTTCTTGTAGTGCTAGAGAGACATCTATTTCAACAGGCTTACCGTCGTCTTTAAAAAATGATGGAACAGCACTTGGAGCGTAATTAACATTAAACGCTGTAATTACACATGGCTTAAATTGAAAAATATCATTACCTTTGACAACCATTTTTGGAAACGCTCTGCATGGAAATGTCAAAAACAATTTTTCTTTTCCTGGGTGCATCGCATACTTAATTGTATTAATAATTTCATTCAACTTAATACTATCCTCTTGTCTTTCAGGAGCAAAGCGCCAGGAGTATTGAAAGGACCTGAACGTATTACTTTGAAATAACAACGCAAATCCTGGATTTGGAGTTGATCCCGTGAACAAATCAGAGAAAGCTCCTCCTGTTGTAGGTAAGACAGCTCTCACACCAGCTCTAAGTAAAAAAGAAGGCAGGCTTCCTGTTACATTTTCTGCAAACTTACTTGCTTCTTCTCTTCTCCTGGAAGCTGCTGGATCCCCTTCCCCTCTCGCTTTTCCTTGAGATAGTGCGTTTGTTACATTTCCTGCAGTCCGCAAAAATTCAGGATCACCAAGTACAGGTCCAAACTGGGCACGGTTATATTCCATAGCAAAAGCTTCATTAATATTACTTGGTAATGGCAAGTAAATTGTTCCTAGCGGTGAGCCGTTTTTTCCGCCACCATCACTTGATGGTTTTTCATATTCTTTAAGCTCAAGCTTAAAATATGCTAAAGAATCTGGCAAATCACTTGGATAAACAAGGCTAGAGGCCGAGCTCTCAACAAACCGCCTGTCAGCAAGCGGTTGTGTTAGTATTGGATCATTTTTAGTTCCAGACCTTAAACCGTTTCTTAACGATGGAAATGCTCCGTTAAGAGCATTTGCTATACCTCTACCTACTGGGGAAAGAACATTTCCTAAACTTGATTTGGTGATGTCTCTTGCGGGGTTAAACTCGGCCATTAGAATAATACCTTGTTGTGTACTGTTTTTTTATTTATATTGACTAAATACAATTATTAACATATTGATATTTTTATGTTTTACAAAGGATTTTTCAAACCAAAGAATCCTACCAAATACAAAGGGGATCCAACAAATATTGTCTACAGATCGTCTTGGGAGCTTAAGTTAATGGTCTGGCTTGACACGCATCCTGATGTTCTTCAGTGGGGTAGTGAGGAACTCGCAATTCCCTATAGGTCACCAATAGACAACAAAATACACCGTTATTTCCCGGATTTTTTTGTTCGCAAACGAAATCGTTCTGGACAAATAGAAAATGTGTTAATTGAGGTCAAACCTTATAATCAGACGATTCCACCCAAAGCCCAAACAAAAAGAACAAAAAGGTATATTAATGAGGTATATACATGGGGAATCAATAGTTCAAAGTGGGAAGCTGCAAACGAATATTGCAAAGACAGAAACTGGAGATTTGTAGTAATGACAGAAAAGGATCTTGGAATAAATGGCTAACATTTATCAACCAGCAAACACTGCTACAACGACAATCAGGCAAAAAAGTGGAATTGCTGAGATCTACAAGCCTGCCAATACAGCTACAACAACAATCAGGCCTAAAGAACTTGGAATTGCCGAGATTTACCAAGAAAATCTCAAGTCGACAATTAAACAAGGCCAGATGCCTAAAAAGACAACAACAGCAAGAATCTGGTTACGTGATATTGCAGAATCTGAAGCTAAGGTCAGCGCACTTCAGGGTCAGATACAATCAAAAACAAAAAGATCTATAGTTGTTGGCAACATGTACATGTTTAACTATAGTCCCAAAACAGCAGCAACGCTTCCTTACTACGATCAGTTTCCAGTAATATTTCCCTTTGAAAAAACTGATAACGGATTCTATGGAGTGAACCTTCATTACCTTCCCCACACATACAGGGCAAGATTAATGGACATGCTGTACACATTTGTTAATAATGACAAATATGACGAAACAACGAAGTTGCAGGGAATGTCGTATAACACATTGAGGAGTATGAGTACTTTCTTCAAGCCATGTGTCAAGCGCTACCTAAATAAACAGGTTACTTCGAGATTTATACAGGTTCACCCAAAACATTGGGAGTTGGCGTTGTTTCTTCCACTTGAGCAATTTGCTAAAGAGAGTAGAGAGAAAGTACATCAGGACTCAGTCAGACTAATAGAGAGAAGTAAATGAGCATATTAAGTAAAAACAAGCTTAGTTTACCAACAGCAATTGGTTTAGGCACAACAGTTTTAGGTGCTGCAGGAAATTTGCTCGGTCAGTTGTTGGGTACGGGAACTAGGGGGGCACAGACTGAGCAAAACAGGGCTACCACAAGTATTAGAACATACGGTGTTCTCCGTGATAATCTTTTCGCCACAAGCATTTCTCTTCCAAATTATCTAACAGCCGCTCAAAGATCAGTAAAGGGGGTTGTTGTAAGTGATGACCTGATGCTTTACGCTCAGGCTGTAAATTTGCCTGGTGTAAACATAGCAACAGGGGAGACACGTCGTTATGGGTTTGGTCCAGGAATTCGATATGCAAGAGATGTGTCGTTTAATGATGTTGCTGTAACGTTTATTGGAGATGGGGCCGGAGCTATATTGAAAATTTTTACGGATTGGATGAACGGAATTGTTAAGTTTGATGAATACCTTTCTCCTTCAAATTCTTTAAGCGATCCTCCTTTCTTTTTTCGCTACAAGAAAGATTATGTCGCCAAAAAGTTTTTTATAACTGTGTTTAACGAATCGAGAGATGAGGTTGCTGTTTATTACCTTGAAGACGCTTTTCCAACATCAATAAGCGATATTAACCTCAACTGGGGAAGCACAAACCAGCTAGCAAGCTTCACAGTTAATTTTACATATACAAGATGGACTCATAGATCTGCAGTAGAAGATATAACTGAAAAATTACAAGTTCCTGGTCAGGGAGATGCAAGCATATTAAGTATGCTATTCCAAGCTGGAACAGCAGCCACGATGCTTACCTCTTTAAGAAGACCACGAAGTGTTGGAGATGTAATTAATGCAACGAGCACAGCAGCATTTATTCTTGGACGATTTGGAAGATAATGGAGAAATATTATGCCTTTACCGAAAATTGAGCACCCTATTCATCAATTGACTTTGCCATCTACTGGAAAGCAGATTAATTTTAGGCCGTTTCTTGTCAAAGAAGAAAAAATTCTTTTGATGGCCAAGCAGGGCGGTGATGAAAAAGAAATTGTCAAAGCTCTCAAACAAATTATTAACAACTGCATACTCGATCAAGACGTCGATGTTGATACATTTGCTACATTTGACGTCGAATATTTCTTTCTTAAGTTAAGAAGCAAATCTGTCAATAATATTGTTTCATTATCCTATAAAGATTATGAGGATGAAAAAGTTTATACGGTCGATGTTGATCTTGATACCGTAGAGGTGATTAAAAATCCAGAGCACACGAACAAGATTAAAATTAATACATCTGTTGGTGTTGTAATGAAATACCCTTCGATGGAGATTTTTAATAAACTTTCTTCAACTAACGAAGAAGAAGTTGCTTTTGATATTATTAAAAAATGCATTGAGACTGTTTACGATGAGGAAAATGTGTATTCTGCTAAAGATTTTTCAGAGGCTGAGATTGACGAGTTTGTGCAGAACCTCGATGTGGCATCATTGGAAAAAATTCTTGATTTTTTTAAAACGATGCCAAAATTGTACTATGAGGTAAAGTACACCAACTCACTTAATAACGAGCGTACAGTACCTCTGGACACATTAACAGATTTTTTTACGTTGGGCTAAACTATAACTCAATCTCCAACTATTATTATGTTAACTTTAGTTTAGCTCAGCATCACAAGTATTCAATAACGGAGATTGAAAATCTTATACCATTTGAGCGAGACCTTTATGTAGAAATGTTACGCGACTATCTTGATAAAGAAGAAGAAAGGTTAAGAGCCAGATAGTGGACGAAAAACAGCCAAAAGTCATGGATGCATTGAAGAAAAACGTTTTTAAAAACGTCGTGAGTTACTTGCGAGCTCAAGCTCCAGCCATCTTCAACAAAAAACAAGATAATAAACAACAAGCTCAGATTAAAAGGAACACAGACGCTCTTGTTGAAGTAAGAAAAGAAATTGTAAAGCTTCGAACAGCATTACGAAAAAACCAACAACTAATTCAATCCCTTCAAAGAAACATTCAAGTTGGAGTTTCTCAAAGCCAACCAGCCCAAACCTTCACTCCATCAGCTATCCAACAAACTGTTGGACGTGTTGGTGTGCTTGGCGGCCGCTATTTGTTTGATAGAGCTACACGACAATATACTACTCCCCAAGGAAGACCTGTAGCCACAGCTGCAATAAAAGAAAGTGTTGCTGGAGCTTCACCTCAAAGCGGACTTTCAGGTCTTGGTTTGGGAGCAGCTGCCCTTGCAACATCTGGTCTTGGAATGTTTTTAAGAGGCAAATACCGCACAAAAGCAATTGGTGCTGGTGCTAGAATGATGAAAGATCTCGGTGTTCCAAAGTTTGCAAGAAGAGCTGTAATGCAAGGAGCTGGGCGAATGGCTCTTGGTGCAGGTGTAAGACTGCTAGCAAACCCCTACACTCTGGGTCTCACGGCAATTGCTGGAATATTGTTACCAAGGGATGTCAAGAATATTATTGGAGGCGTTCTTGAAGGATTTTTGAAAGGTGTTGGTTTAGATAAAGATTTGGTCGATACAGTAATGTCTGTGTATGATAAGCTGGTCGATTTGAGTGAACGATTTAAAGAGGTTGTTGTTGACATTGCCAAACGGTTGTACGCGATTGTCCAAACATTTTTGACGCCTGAAGGTAGAGAAAGAGTTCAGCAAGCTCTTCGAGGCGTGCGAGGAACGGAAGGAATAGTTCCTGGTTCCAGCAGTGGAGCGGAGATGGGAGGTATACCCGGCAACCCACCGTCCCCCGATAGGTATCAACCATCGCCTGCAACAACACAGCAACCATCTGAGCAACGAGCTGCTTACGACACAGCTAAAAAACAATTAACAGAATCAAAAAAGACGCTCGACGATAAAATTAAAACATATCAAAGAATTGTTAGTGAAAACAATTTTCCTAAAACAGCAACAAATGAGCAAAAAGAAGAATTCAAGCAGAGTATAGGCAAACTGATTGAATTACAAGATAACATTGATAAACAATTAAAGCAACCAGCATCTTCTCAAGTTAATTATAAGGCGGAAGCGGAAAAGCTTAATAACCTTTCAAATGCAGTTAGAAATGAAACTGATAAAACAAGAATATTATATAACAAGATGGAGAAGAGTGGAGAACCTGTTTCTCAGTCGCCTGCACAAATACCTCCGGAACCTCAAACTAGTAGAGGTCCAGAAACACAGGCACCAACTCAACCACCACCGGCTGGTAGTGTTCCGGAAATCCAAACGCCTGTTCAACAACCATTAGCAGGTGGGGTTCCAGTAGTTCCTGAAACTGAAGGTTCAACTCAACCCTCGTCTGCTGACGGAGCTCCTGTAACCAAACCTAGCATTTCCTCAACACTTAGCAATGAACAACCCAAAGAACCACCCTCAGTGTCCGGAGAAGAGACAGGAACTGAGCCTGTTATTCCAGTTGATAAACTTACAGTTACAGGACAAAATTTTTATCCCGATTTTAAAGGACCAATTTCTCCAGCAATGACAAGGAGATTGCGCGAACAAGAACCCCGAGCATATCAAGAATATCAACAATATCAGCAAGAACCGATGGAGCCAGCCGTATCAACCGGCAAAGAATTGATTGAGCGTAGCCAAAATTTAGCACAGATGCGTTACAGTCCACGTACCCAGAACGTCGATAATAATTATATTGACAATTCCCGAAAAATTACCCCTGATGTTAGTGAAGAAGCAATACGTCATATACCCTCTCCCGTAGCTTCGAGAGCTGATCTTGATGTTGATACAATTTTTAATGCAATAGCATAGCAATGTCTCTCGAACAGTTAAATCGACAATCAATGATCTTAAGAGACATAACGAGCGAGTTACGTCGCGCGGGATCGTTTGTTGCTGTAACGAACAATCAAATAGGAAAGAGAGCGACACGAGGTGTTGGAAAGCCTTCTTCTTTTTCTAATGTAAGAAAAGCGATGTCTGCTGTTGCGAAAAGATTGGTTGCTCAACCTGCAAAACAATTACAAAAAGGCATGACTGCAAGAGCACGATTAGCTTCTCCGTTATCTCCCGAATATCAGATGGGAGGTACGGAACAACCGGCCAGTCAACAGCAACAACAACCAAGTCCGCAAGATATTTTAAAGTCTGCATCTTTATTAGCTGGTGCAGTTGCATTATCTAAAACAGATTTTAGCTCCTTAGTTTCAGGAATGCTATCAAGAATTATTACAAAAGATATTGCTGATAAAATTGAAGAGAGAGCTGAGAGTATATCAAATGATTTGGATGGAGCGAAAGAAGATGTTGGTATTTTAGAAAAAATACTAGGTATTGCAAAACCTAAAGAAACAGAACCACCTAAAGAACCACCCACGCCTACACCTAAAGAACAACCACCCACGCCTACACCTAAAGAACAACCACCTACGCCTACACCTAAAGAGCCACTCAAAGAGCCACCTGAGCCGCCCAAAGAACCTCTACCCAAAGAGCCGCCAACTAAACCACCTAAAGAACAACCATCTAAAAAGCCGGCTAAGCCTGTCACTGAAGTTGCTCCGCCTACCATTGAACCACCTCCAAAAACTCAAGAACCACCCAAGCTGGAAGAACCTCCAAAAATTGAGCCTATTCCATCTAAACCTATAACCCAAGTTGCTCCGCCTACCATTGAACCACCTCCAAAAACTCAAGAACCACCCAAGCTGGAAGAACCTCCAAAAATTGAACTTCCTCCGCCTAAACCTATAACCCAAGTTAATCCACCTACAATTGAACCACCTCCAAAAACTCAAGAACCACCCAAGCTGGAGGAGCCCCCAAAAATTGAACCTGTTCCACCAAAAAAACCCGCAGAGCAAGCAAAGCCTGTGGGCAAACCTCCTTTTGTACAAAAGCCATCATCAGCTGCAGTCCCTGAAGCTTCGGTTGCCGTAAATTTTATCAAAGCAAAGGAAAGATTTAGCGGCAAAGCATATTGGGACGTAAAGGGTTACAGTGTTGGCTATGGACATTTCATACAACCAAAAGAGGCTGAGCAAAAATTTATTGATCTTGGCGGTGGTGAAAAAGTTGTGGTGGTGGGGGACAAAGGTAAAGATACTACAATAACTAGAGAACAAGCTGACAAACTGTTTGCTAAAGATTTAAAATACTTTGAAAAGGGGGTAGCTAGTTCTTTAGGAGAGTCGTGGGACAAACTTAACGAAAATCAAAAAGCAGCATTAGTTTCTTATGCTTATAATACTGGTATGGGGGGATTTAGAGACAGCCTCATTAAAAAAGGATTGAAAGACGCTATTAATGCTGGAGATACGGAAAAGGCTGCAAAGCTAATAGAAACTGGTATTGCAACAACACAGCGTGGATATTCCCAAGGTCTAGCTGCACGTAGAAAAGAAGAAGCGGATTTGTTTAGGAAAAAAACAGTTGTTTCGTCACTTGATCAAGATAAGGCCCCACAAACTCCTGATGGTGAGAGGCAAGAACCTCCACAAGTGGCAGATACTTCTCCTTCTGCAACAAGGCAAGCGGCACTTGAACCACCAGCTGAGCAAGGCCGTTCTCTCGACTCTCGCTCAGCCTTGGTTGCCTATGAACAACAGAAACAAAGTGAGGAAGCACCTCCCGTGATTAACGTTGTCGATAACAGCACAATCGTCAATCAACGCAGGCAGGCGCCCCCTCAGACAAGCAGTCCTAGTACAATATACTCTTCGCTTACCTAATTACTCCTCTTCAGCAAGCTTCTTAAAGAAATCCATGTTGTCTTCATCTTCATCAAACGCCTGACTGAGTTCCTTTGCAGGTTTTGTTGGACGTGAAGGAGCAGACATTGTTTCTTCCTCAAGATCGGCAGCACGGCTGGTAGGCTTGGGTGCCGATCCATCAAGACAAAGAACCTTGTGAAGCTTTGCTTTGAGTTCGTCGTAGGACTTGAAATTCTTTGCATCAACAAACTCACCAAGCTTGTGCTGCTTGTTCCACAGATCTTCAAGCTCCTTATCGTTTTCCGAAATCGGGGCAGGAGAATCAAACTCTGACTTGTCGTAGTTACGATATCCCTCAACATTACGAATCTTGATCTTGAAATTAGCACCCTCCCACATATCAAACGGGTTGAGCGGCTTCTCATCTTCGAACTCAGGATTCATTGCAGCATTGAGCTTATCAAAGATCTTCTTACCGAACTTAAAAAGAAACACCTTACCTTCGTTAGCAGGATTAGCAGGATCCTTAACAACAAGGATGTTTGAAAAGAAATTCAAACGACGCTTCTGCTTACGAACTTGCTGCTTGTTGGATTCGATACCAGAATTCCATAACTGGGAATTGTACTCAGAAACGGGATCCTTCTGACCAAGAGTAGTCAAAGACTTCTCGATGTACCATCCACCAGGACCCTGGAATCCATGATCCCACACACGGACGAACGGAACGTCTTCACCGGACGGTGCAGGCAAGAAACGAATGACAGCATAGCCGTTACCAGACTTGTCGACTTCTGGATACCAGAAACGATTGTCTTCTTGCTGACCCTGTTGCTGTTTGGAATCGAGTTTGGAGACTTCTGAGACGAGCTTATCGAAATTCGACTGACGAGACTTCTTGAGCTGAGCAAAACTTGTAGACATATAATTACCTCGTATAAAAGTATGTTAGTATAACTTCTTATCCACTTAACCATAACAACACAACTACTTTACAACAAAAAGATATTTACTTCAACTTCTTTTTTGGATTTCTGTTTATTTTTTCCGCCTTAATTGTTCTATACATGAACATTGCGGCTATGAATGCAATAAATGCATTCAGAAGAGTTTCACCTACAAATCCAAATCTAAAATATGAAAATGGAAACTCATCACCAAAATATAACCCGAGAACAATTGTAAACCACGTAAATAAACTTGCAAGACCAGCCCACCATAAAGGAGTGACATGCCATCTTGGCATGTTTTTGTTATGAAATATTAAGTAAAAAGCCCCAGAAAACGTAACAAGATGAGCAACAAAATTGACTGGCTGAGCAAAAAAGTTTAAGAAGCTTACGAGATCAGGAGCGGTCATTTTCTTCTCCCCCTTCTTACCTTAGTGGGTCTGTTGGGCGTTGTTCCTCTTACTTTATTTGCAAGATCAACAATGTCGTCGTCCCTGTTCTTGGCAAAGAAATTAGCCACTGCTCCCAAAATAGAATATGCAACAAAACCAACAGTGCCACCAGCCATCAACTGCATTTCCCAGTTTGTTGGAAGAGAAAATGTTACGAGAAGAGGAGTTGCAAAGATGATTGCAGCACCTGTTGAAATGCCACCTCTTGCAAATGCTTCACCAATTGTTCTTGGCTTAACAAATGACATCATACTCATACCACCAAACAACCCACCAATTGCAGACGCTATTTTTGCTGTGACGTAAGTACTGGGATCTCCCATTGCCTCGCCCTTTATTATTGTTATTATTTGTTATTTATGAAGCGGTCAATAGTGAGTTGGCGACACTTTTCATTGTTAAATCGCACGAATGGCTTATATTTATCAATTTTACTTCTCACCTCTGGCCAAACAACACGATCATCAATATTTTTGCTCCAGTATTTAATGAATGGTGTAATACTGTCAAGTATAATAACTGTTTCAATACACACATCTTTTTGAAGATATAGTCTCAACAAAGTCGGATGTTGGCCGTCAATAACTTCGAAATTCTTGTTGTAGTTATCATCAAGCTTTGTAAGCTCATTTTGGTATTGGTAAGAGAGAGATTCTTGACGCTTGAGCCACTTCGCATACGTATTGTGTACCTTCATGTTTTCCATGAGATCACCAATCCACTGAGAAGGACCCAAGTCTACAAAGCTTGCAACAAGATATTGCTCTAGATTTTTTTGCTTGGAAAGCTTATAGAAAAAATACTTGTCTTTCCTGGTTTCAAAAGTAGCTGGCGTTACCTTTACGTGACCCTGATACTTAAAATAGTCGTATTTTGGGTTTGTAAAATGACTCTTTAACGCCAGATACTTTTTATATGCTTCAAAAGCTTCAGCCATTTCAGGCGACATTGAGGTTACGGAAGATTAACCCTTGTTGACGAATATAACGCTGAGCCATCGTGGAAGCCTTACGCATTTCATTTGTTTCGTTAATTAACAGTTCAAACCCACTTGCTTCCATAGCACCAATCCAATATTCAGGAGGCATGCAGTTTACGTGGTGATGGCCACCTTGACCTGGAAATGCGTGTGTCATTGTGACAATCTTACACGTCTTAAATGTCTCAAAGAAGTTTTGCATGTACTTCTTTTCCACATGCTCAACAAACTCAACACACCACGCTAAATCGCGAACAGGATTACACTTGAACGGTCCCACAGTATAGTCATGAATAATCGTCACTTTGTTTACTGTATCTTCACGAGGACACAAATGATCACCATCAACTCCAATCACGTCGATGCCACGCTGGATGAATTGCTTAACAACACCTCCAGGGCCACACCCAATATCAATAACAGACTTGATATTAAATGTTTTAATTAGGTAATCAATTGCTCCATCGTCAGTGTGAGTTTCAAAACCATGTCCTCCTAAATGGTCAGCAAGACCTGGTGTGGAATGGTCGGACGGTGGAACAAAATTGTATTCAACTGGGGCCTTCTCGGGGCCAGCGGCACGTTCTGTCATAATGGTAACTTCCCTGTTTTTGGTAAATAATGAAGATCCTCAGCTTCTTCTTGAATTAATGCTTTCAGCTTAGGATTGTTTTTAATTAATGTTCCTGCAACCTCAACTTCTAAACCAGTTATTTCACAATAGTATACGACTGCCTCAATATAAGTCAACCGCTTATCTACAACCACCTTTTCAATTTCTGTTAAGATATTTTTGGAGGTGTGTATCTGAGCAATCTCTTTTTCTTGCTCAGGTGTGACGTGATAGTCATCAAACAAAACTGTAATCATTTGAATAACAGTAGAGCAAGTAGCACAGCTTGTACAATGAAACCAACACCGATTCCGGCCGACATGATGGTATCTTTTTGCATTAGAGCTCGACAGAACCATACAGCAAGGCCTGCCCAGATGAATAGAACGATGTCTATTGATGGAAGCTTATCGATTGTTCCGTTTTGAGCTGCAATGAGTGTTGGAATTGTAGCAAGATGGATGAACACCATTCCAATAATATCCAGAGATCTAATCGTACCGGTGACTAGATCATTCCATAGCTGCTTCAATGACTGCGATGAGAACGACATCCCAGTTACTTTATTCATAAAATATGTGCCTTCCTATTTTTCCAATTCGCTTTTTCTTCCAACCAGGGTTAACATAGTCAGCATGGTAGTATAATGCATCCTGTAAAAGTTCTAAACGGAAGTCCTCCAAAAGAACTTTCTTTGCTGCTATGTATGATTCCTCGTACGATTTTGTATTCGTAGGAGCTAAACTTGAAGGATGAAGACAGTGCCAGGAAAATTGGCAGACAGTCTTCGACATTAGCGTATCTTTCTGATAGACAACCTTGCAGATATCTTTAGGAAAGTGTGGGGAGTTCGACCTATTGATTGTAACTTGAGCTACAGCTACTTTACCCTCAAAAGATTCCACACCAGCCTCATGATAAACGTTTAGAGCTAAACACTTAAGTTGTCTTTCCCTCTCTGCTGCTGTTATAAACTCCTTACCTTGATACTTATTGGTGAAACGTGATATAGCAGAATTTGTGGCAACAAATCCAACAAATAGTCCAATTGCCACACACGCGATCGTAGCGATCGCGCTGACGGTTCTTTGAGACATTTTTGTTCCTCTGTTGTTAAAAAGAAAGAGGTGTTTCTGTTTCCAGGTACACCTCCGAAACCCAGATAGCCGATATTAGGCGGCCATCAGATAAGTGTCTTCATTGGCACTTATGATTTTGCGCTTTTACGGTAGTCGCCTTCCGGGTTGCCATATAGCCATACTCCCTGCCCGTCGAAACCAATTCAGGCCCATCAGAAGCATACTATTCTTGATTTAATCAAGTGCCTTCGTTAGGGTCTGCAATAGTGTGCTTTTGGTGGACCTGCCCGGAATTGAACCGGGGTCCGAACAGCTTTCTTTCTACACAGTTTACAACCATTCACCTACAGTGAGGCCCTTTTCCGTGGCCCACTTGTTAGCCTCTTCCATATGTTCAAAGACAGGGCTTGCTAAAGTGTCTTCCTCATTAACCCAAAACCATATGTCAGCGTGGCTCATACCATCGTTGTACTTTATAAGTTTCAACATATTATTTCAACAACAAAATTATTTTGGTATATTACTTATCTTAAAAACGTCGGTACAGGCCGTTTAGACCATTTTGCTAAGTGTTCCTTACCGTACTTGTAGTAGTTACGATAAGAGACGATTGAACTGCCTTTAACTTTGTAGTCATTAGGCATTGCCGGTGTTGGTTCTGTAAAATGGCTGTTAGGAATATTGGTTGGCAAGTTTGCTAAAGGACCAAGCAGTGCGGATGATTTGTGTTGCCTACCGTAACGAAACGTGTATTCATCCAATAAGCACTCAAACAACCGATACAGCCACTGATAATTGCTGCTAGCCGAACGCACCCACAAAGCAGAAGGATGTTTCATATGAGCAGCTTCATAGATTGTTGAGTCTCGCTCGTCGTTTAACTTCCACCTAACAACAGTTTTCTTTCCTGTCTTGGTGGTGTACGGCTTGCCATCCAACACACGATGAGCTGTAGAAAGCAATTGTGCGTACTCAACAATCATCTTCACACAATGCTTGTCATTATGCATTTCTGCACAACGACGTTGATCGTGGTCGAGATAGAAGATGTTCACGCTGTCATTTCTAGCTGGAACTTATCCCGTTCAGACCCGCTAGTATACGTACCATCGACAAACGAGTTCCAAAACAGTCGCGCCCTGGCAAGCTCTTTGAAGTACATGTTCTCGTTCCAACGACGAAGCTGATACGTCTTGAAATCTTCATCTGGATAACGAGCTGGATTAAAAGGATGAGTTGTCATTGTGGCTCCTATTGTTTTCCCTGGACAGGGGAATCATAACGAGTAAAAAATAAAAAGTCAACAAAAAAAGCCACGCGCCTTTCGACGCGTGGCCAACTTGCTGTGATTAAGCCGCGTTGGCGTACTCAACAGCAGTTTCAAGGGCTTTGATCTTGAGGTTGCGGTTCTGACCAAACCAAGCAGACTTGAGACGCGTATCGTTCGAACGACCAATCTCATGATCAGTGAGGAAGGTAACAGCATTGAACGCATTCCACCAAGTACCACGAGCAAACTCAGCACCAGGCTGGGCTTCAACAATCTCGACAGCTCGTGCTGCAGACTTCGACAGCTCTTTCTTGCTTTGTTCTTTCTGCGTGATTACAGGGAACACTGAAGACATATACTCTTTGAGCTTTTGTTCCGTGTACTTCTTGACACCGAGGAACTCGGCCATCTCCTTATACTTCGCCAGCTTGTTGCTAGCGATACCAAGCGTTTCCTTAGCAGTGTTAGCATCAAACACACGACGATGCGATTGCTTAAACACTTGTTCAGAGCGAGAGTTAATAGCGAGAGTCAAGGTGTTATTACACACTACACGGATCGGTGTAAACCGAATGTCGATCCCCTGACCAAACTTGTGGGGATTGGTAAACAGTAGATAGGATTCAACCGTGTCCTTCTTGAACACAGTAAAGCCATCGTTTACCTTAGCAAGCGCCCACACAATACGACCACCATCGAGCGAGCCAGCAGTGTGCATTTGCATGTCACCAGCTTCGACAAACTCACTAAAGAAATCAAACGCGTCTTGGTTCTGCACAGGGTTCCAGTCGTTCGACACAACACCAAGAACCTTGTGGTCAGTCATCCGAGTAAGAGCAGACCAGCCGACAGAAACCTTCTTACCGTCGATAGTTGAATATGCAGGAATTTTTTGAACTTCCCAATCAAGCTCGGCAGCTTTGAGCATTTGGTCGGTCGAGAGATCAGCAGGAACTTCTTTACCAAGCCCATGCCACGGCACCTCGCCAGCATAGGCCATTTTTGCAACACCATTCACAATTTCAAGTTTGTGTGCCATAATATAATCTCCTAAGTGTTTATCAATTAACTACAATGACCATTCTAGACTTTTTGTGAAAAAAAGTCAACTATATTGAGTAAGATCCACTTATTTGTGCGTAATGAATAGTAAGTGGTGAACTATTACCACCATAGTAACTGAGAGTAACGTTCATGCCAATACTAATAAAATGGTCTGTTCGTGATAATTTGCCGGTGTTCCATTGACCTGTGGTTCCTATACTCCACCCACCTACTGACCCAAATGATACAGGATTGCTTAGTGAGTAACTTAATGTGACTGTGCCAGTTTTAATTCTAGATCCACTAAATGCACCGGAAAGTGATGTCAAACCATTTTGGTTACCATAATCAGTAACAGAAGCAAAAGGGTAGCCAACAGGCTTAATTGCAGGAACTATAGCAAAATTAGTGCTCGAATCAACCACAACAAACGAATCATATGTTACTCCGATAGTAACTGTCATGTTTTGTGTTTGAACAGTGGCATTAGCATAAGCTGTTGTATCATAAACATCAACATCAAGAGCTCCCACACTAAATTGTGTACCTTGTGTATATGCAGGAACATAATAGGAGCCACCTGAAGCAACAAAATTTGTAGTATAAAAAGAATCGGTTCTTGTTCGAGAAGGAGCAACCTGTCCACTATCATATGTTCTTGTTCTGTTTTTGTTTTGAAGATCACTATATGATATAGTACCAGACGTTCGGTTAGCTAAACGTCTCACCCTTTCTCCGTTGAGCACCACTATGTTTGTTGGTGATCTATCCAATTCTATATTAATATCACTTGCTGCTATTTGACCGGATGGAGTAGTCATAAATCCTCCTAGTTTTGTTACAAACTATTTATGAGGATTTGACCTTAGGGATACACCTTTTCAAGAAGAAGGCCAAGAACTTTGCGAGTGTCTTTATCGTTGGCGCCATAAATGCTAAATTGCTCCATCAGCTGATCCATGAACGTTTTTAGCTGTTCTTTCGACATACCTTTGTTATAACCTTGATTGAAACGGCCATTCAAAAAAGAAGCGACCTTTTCAATCGTGTGACGAGGAAACGATTCAGTATACAAGTCCCACTGACTTGCTGATAGATTAACATTAACAAGCGTAGACATGCGTATGTTCTTTTCAATGCTGAAAATATTCATTATTTAACCTTTTTTATTCCAAAGACGCAAAAATGCAACACCAGCATAAACAGCTCCAGCCGCAAAAGTAATCAAATCATACCAATAATGATACCATTCATAAAATATCACATCAATAGCAACTTGGCAAAACGAATGTGTAAACACAGCAACTGCAAACCAATGTAACCACAACCACATAATTCTTTTATCCATCAACAAATCTCCATAATTTTATCACAACATTTACATTGTACTAAATTAGAAGAAAAATGTCAACAATAAAAAAAGGCCCCGAAGGGCCTTTTTTGTTACTTCTTGGGTTCTTCTTTCTTTGGCTCTTTCTTAGGTTCCTCTTTTTTAGCAGGTTCCTTTTTTGGGGCATCTTTGGGAGCAGGAGCTTCTTTCTTTGGTTCAGCCTTTGGGGGCTCTACTTTCTTTGGTTCCTGGCCAAAAACTGGAGCGGTAAGACCCAAAGCTACAATACCAGCAACTAGCATATTCGACTTCATATTTTTCTCCTTTAACAGTTAGCTACAACTTCACTACCTTTGTCGTAAAATTGGAAATCATATATTTTACACTCAGTACCTTCTGTCACAGCACTCATAACGTCACTACGCTTATCTTTCTTAACGTAAAAGATAAAAAACCCGCCACCACCGGCACCCAACAACTTACCACCCAAAGCACCGGCCTCGATAGCCTTGTTGTAAACATTATCGAAGTAGTCGTTACTGATAGACTCCACGATTGTTTTCTTAGTTTGCCATCCCTCGTGAAACAAATGACCAATGTCATCAAACTGACCGTTCAAAATACTGTTGTAAGCTTGATATGCCTTATCTCTGTTGGCTCTTACTTTATCGAACTTACTCTTATCAATAAGTGAGTCGCGCTGCTTCTGAAGAATGCTGTTTGCTGATCTTCCTCGACCGCTATACACAAGAAGGAGATTTTGATTGAATTCAAACATCCGTTGGTCGTTGATATTAACAGCAGTGTTGGTTACTGATCCGTCAGTATGAAACTCAAATAAATTCATACCACCAAAGGCAGCTGCATACTGATCCTGCTTGCCTATTGGATACCCACATCGATCTATTTCAATCTCACAGGCAACATCAGCTAGATATTGTTTCGTAATGTGACCCCACCGAAGAGTTGCGAGAGCGTTTACAAGACCTACAGTAAACGTTGATGAAGAACCAAGACCTGACCCTTTAGAAAGAATGTCTGATATAGAGGCAACAGTAATTTCTTTCTTGTAGTTAAAGTATGTGAACGCTTCTTTAGAAATTTCATGCTGCATTGTTTCAACATCGGGTGTTTCCTCAATCTTGTCATACATTGCTTTGATGCCAAGATGGGGAGTTCGGTGAACACAAACATAAACAAACTTATCAATTGTAACAGACAACGCTGCTCCCTTCTCTTTCTCATAGAAAGAGCTCATATCGCTGCCTCCACTAAAGAGGCTCATACGGAGAGGAGTTTTAGTGACTATCATAGTTTAATGTTGAAACCCGACTTAACAGCATCATCATAGAACATCTTTACCGTTTCGTAGGAAAACTGAGTAAGATCTTTACCAAACGTGTTAAGTTTCTTGATTAGTTGGGGGGTCATTGTAATGATATCGCAGCCGCACAGTTCAGCTTGGATAAAGTTGAATGGTTCACGAGGGGAAGCCCACAATGTTTGAATGTTACCATTCACGAAGCTGACATGACCAAGAACAGCAACGGCGTGTCTTACAATACCAACAGGATCGACACCGGCATCGGCAATCCGTCCAGCAAAAATAGAAATGATTCCTTTTACGTTCGGATCAAGAGCTGCCGCAACGTTCTCAATTTGTTCTTTTGTAAAGACAGCTGTGACGTTACAATTTACACCAAGACGAGAAAGATCTTGAACCAAATCGTAAGTAGCAACTCGTTGTGTGTTCATTACAGGAATCTTAACATATACACGATACTTCTTCATTGCGCCCCACGACTGAATTTTTATTGCTTGCTGATGCATAACATCTAAGTCATCATCAAACACTTCAAGGCTTAAGCATGTTTCAGGTCGTGTGCTGGCTAGGTAGTCAATGCACTCATTAGCAAACACTTCATAATCAGTTACGCCAGCTTGGCGCATTAGAGTTGGATTAGTGGTGAAGCCAACGATTCGCGGATCATTTGCCGCTTGCTTGATCCCTTCCATGTCTGCACCATCTGCAAATAATTTAATCATAACTACACTCCTTTTGATTTATTATATAGCATGCCTCAAGTACATTGGCAACAACAAAATTAGGTTTTATTGATTCAAACTCTTCTGGAGGTGTATATGGACCGTTGCTTACATAGAATGTTGTTAGCCCACTCCTATGACCGCACACTATATCTCGCCAGCTATCTCCAATTAGAAAGCTCTCATTACGATTGATGTTATATTGCCTACACAGCTTGTCAACCATCCCCGTGTTTGGTTTATAGCAATCCGCTCCACGTTCCTTGCAATACGTAATAGAATCAACACCCAACCGCTCATCGAGAATCTCATGCATTGTATCTAACGCTCGTTGAGTCATTAGATTATCATTAATGTCAGGCTGGTTTGTTATGACGTGAGCTTGGAAACCCATTGCCTTGCAAAGCTTCACGGCTGCTCTTGCCTCTGAAATAATTTCAAACTCTTCAACAAGCCAAGCAGCCGTATAACGATCGCCGTGCTTGACCATCTTTGCAAGCACACCATCACGATCAAAAAATATAGCTTTTACCACGTCGTCTTTTTAACTTGCAGCTTGGGATGGGAAACGATACAGTGCCAAACAACTGCTTGGAATGCTTCGCTGTGAGGAGTAACTCGTTCTGGGAATAATTCAGGCACTACTACAACATTGTCGCCGTTCAGTGCAGTGTAACCAGATCCTTTTCCAACAACCCCACAGACAGTAGCATGGCACTGCTTTGCATATTTAATTGCGTTGATAAGGTTCATAGAGATCTTGCGCTCTTCAGAACCTCCACCTACAGAAAAGATAAGCAGGCAATCGCTGGCAGTGAGATTACTTGTACGAAGATATGCTTCGAAGATAGTTTCAAAGCCATCATCGTTTGTACGTGCTGTAAGTTCAGAAACGTTGTCCGTAGGAGCATATGCCTCTATACCACAGAGCTTACGAAAGTCATTAACAGCATGGGAGGCATTACCAGCTGATCCTCCAACACCCAGAACGAACAGTCGTCCCTTTCGCGTGCGGACAAGGGCCAACGCATCGACAATACTTTCTATTTTTTCTTTGGAGATTGTTTTTGCAATTTGTTCAACTTCAGTAAAAAATTGTTCGCTAAAGCTCATAATGACCTCACCATTTCATAAAGGAATGAGGGAGTCTATCTCACGACAGTCTCCCTCTGACATGCGTGTGCGTGTATTTATAAAGCTGTCGCACCCCAGCTTACGTTGGAGCTTATTGCTCCAACTCATTCTTACTTAGTAAGACCAGCATCCCTACGAGCAAGATATACGTACGTGTAAGCATACGACTTACTAATTTTAAGGTCTTGCATCACAAGGGCGACGATATCGCTAGTCTTCTTATCCTTGTTGGCTTCAAAGATTGCATTAACACGCGAACGATTAGTCACACTCTTTTCCTTAGGAGCCTTAACACCAGTAATATTAACAACGTTAGTTTGATTCTGAACAGCAGCTTCCATTTTGACACCTCCATTAATAAAGTTTACTCGAAGATCGCGGTACACTTCCTTCCACAGCGCACCGTGCCCGCGATCGTCATCATCACCGTGCGCATATTTTATACTAGAAAAAACTTTCGTAATTAACGACCACTGAACGCAGTGAGCCAATTCGTGAGCAACAAGAGCCCAAATACACTGCTCTCTTGGAGCACCGGCCGGTAAGTTACCAATTTCTCGATCATCTGCAAATTCACTATATTCACGAAAACAATCACTATTGTTCTCCAAAAAATAAATTCCTGCAAGCGACATCCAGGGTTTATATTCCCTGTCCTTCTTATAATACTTTACACCCCCATACGAACGGCGACGACGCTCGCTAAACGACATCGAAATATTGGGTGTCCAAGTATTGTCACCAATTTTCTGACGAATTGCTGGAACCATAGCATTACAAGCAGCCTGCACAGTCGACCGAACGATTTGTTTTTCGTTCTGAAGCCTGTTGAACGTCCTTGGCTTATATGCCTTCAACCACTTGTCAAGTAAATTCATGATTCCTATTGTATATAAAGTCTCAAATTATGTCAACACATCCTGGTACCCGAGGCGGGACTCGAACCCACAAGGCCAAAGCCGGCAGATTTTAAGTCTGCTGTGTATACCATTCCACCACTCGGGCATTAGAAACATCTTACATCATTGACAAAAACATGTCAACGAAAAGAAAGTATAAATAATCAGTCAATTTCCAAATTATAAGGCTACAAATGTCGGATAAAATTAACAAATATGTTCAGTTTATTCAAAACGAGCAAAAAAGACTCAGTTATTCGACAATAACATCTCCTAAAGCCCTAAAAGAAGCAGTACCTGCGGCCGTGCCTCTTGCCTTGGGAGCTCTTGCTGGTGCGGCAACTTCTATACCTGCATACATTGCAGCTAAAAAAGTTGGAGCAGAGCTTGATAAAGCAAGAAAAGATGTTGAGATGGAAATGGAAAGACGAAAAAAATCTCAAAAACAAGATACAAGAGTGATGGGCAAACATGAAACAGAGAAATTGAAAGCAATGCTTGGTTATGAAAAGGATAAGCCTCCCTCCTACGATTATAATTATGAACTTGCAGTGAAAAAAGCCGTTGAAAGTTCCAAAAAGCCCAAAGAGGATACAAATGACAAAGAAGATTGATCTTTACGCCAAATTTATTCAAAACGAGCAAAAAAGGCTAAAAAATTCAACGGTCGTTGCTTCTCGGTATTTGAGCGAAGCTCAAACTACACCTGGAGCGGGAGCTCCAGGACCCACCTCAGGGGGCGGAGCTCGAAGTGGTATGGGAGGATTACCTCTCAAACCTCGCTATACTATTCGAGATGGGAAAATTGTTCCAAAAGAACCAACTGTATCTCCTTCTGCCTCTCCTACAAAACCTAAACCCGAATTGAAAATGGAACCGTTACAGGTTGGAAAAGCAGTAGTAGGAGCAGCCGGCTTGGTAGGCGGAGGGGCAGCAATTCTCAGTGGAACAGAAAAAAGAAAAGAAGCAGAAGCAGAGAGAGCCCCAAAGCAAGAAACACCAGTAGCAGAGCCGCCAAAAAAAGAACCTCCAAAAGCTGAAGTATCTCCAGAGCCTTCGAAGCCAGAAGCTGCAGCAGAAGCTCCAAAATCTAGCGAAGAAGATGAAGAAGCAGAAAAGTATGTTGCTCCTGTTGAGAGAAGATATCGCTCCATCAAGAAAGAATCTCTTGAACGTTTCATCAACGTGCAAAAGCCACGTGTTCCAAACAGCTCCAAGTTTCCAGATGTTTTTACAGAACAAGAAGCTGTTAAGGCCCAACCTATTAAAGCAAAGCCTGTCTCTGATGAGGTAAAGGCAGAACCAGTTAAGTCTGGAACTGAACTTGATTCAGAGCTTGAAGATATGCCAGGAACTGATCCAAAGGAGCAAGGAGCTAAGTTTCAGCCCGTAACAAGAAGTCCCGAGTACATGGATTACTTAAGACAGAACCAGGAAAAAATTATAGCAGCCAAGCGTGCACGTGAAGAGGCTGGAGCATTCAAGTCCAAAATCCAAGCTTCAAGCACTTCAGCTGACGTAGATTCTCTTTAGGATTTTACAAACATTATCGGCAAGCCAAACGCGGGCACATACCCTTAACAAATCGTTTGGCTCGTTGTCTACAATGTGCAGCAACTTCTTGATCAAATCTGTATCACAATTTTCATAACGAAGTTCAGAAATGAATTCTGGTGTTATTTCCATTCTGCTCTCCTTAATAGGTGCCGGTTACGCACTTCCGGCGAACTCTAGGAATGCTACGCGCATTCACACCGACAGAGGTTTTGGTCACATACAGGGTTCGCTTCCGGAACTCCCCCAGTATGCCAAATCATGTTGTTCCGCGTTGACTAACCGCTTAGCCGGCCACTTAGTAGCAACCCAAAGCGCGGCGGTTAGTTTCGACCCCTTCCCGGGTCATCGTCAGAACGCTGGTTATTCGGCCTTTGTAAAAAAGGCTCTCATTAACTGCTCATCGGTCCAGCTTGAAATATAATCATTATCTTCCCTACAAATTTGAAGCGCTTCTTCTTTTGTAACAACACGGTGACTGAGGATTGTTTCACCAAGATCTTTTTGACTAAACTCTTTCGCTTCTTGGTATGTTACATCATCAAGCGCCCATTCAGCTTTTCCTTTGGGAACTTCAACACAGTACCGCATGCGATAGGTTTGAACACACTCAACAAGAACAAGTTCGGTTTCTTGTTCCTCTACCTTCGACAGTGAGTAAGAACCGTCGCCGTTGTCTTTCCAACGAAGAGTGTCACCCGGTGACCATCCTACAGCTTGCATCTCTTCGTTGGAAAATTCAATAAACTGCTCGCCGTTTGGTAAGGCTTGAATTCGCTTCATCATAATATAAAGTACTCCTTATCGCTTGTCGGTCTGATCCAGTTCGTCTTTGACACCTGGACTAATCATATTAGGATCGGAAGGATTACGCTTCTTCGAATTCCACAGCTTGTATCCAACATAAACAAACAGTAGAATTCCTACGAAAATAAGAAGATTTTCCATTATAGCCCTTTCTTGATAAGAGGGAACATCCCTCTAGCCAAGTATATAGGCTATACGCCGAGCCCCATTCCTGCCATAATAAAGTCCTGAGTTTTTTTCAAAACAACAGCTTTATTGTCCGTTGCGTGGATAGCAGCAATGATCTCATCCTTGCGTTTCTGTTTGCCACCACCTTGCTGAATCACGTCTTGGCAAATTCCACGAAATTCATTAATACCAGCTTTATCATACTGCTCGTACAGCATGGAGAGCGTGTTGTTGCCAAGCGTATCATTCTTAAGCCGCGGCTTGCTAGATTTCTGAGTTGCGAACATTAGTGCACCGTTTCCCGTTTGTCATTATAAAGAAAGTTAATTGCATCATATACGAGATTGACGTCACAGTCAAGCGACAGTGCAATCTGTTCAGAATCCATTCCAGATTCAAACATTTCGGTGATTTCCATCACAAGTTGTTTCATGTAGCTCATTTTAGTCCGTATAAACAGTCACTTCAACGGTACCGTCTGTATTGCGACGGACCCGGCCTCCGAATGGAGCCTTTCCCCAACCATCACATTCACGAATCAGATCATAGTCAGACTTGTTTGCATCGCTTTCTTCAAGCTTGATAGTGTATACATCCCTGTTGTATTGTGTTGAACTCTTAATAATTTTCATAACGCAATTATCCTTCGTTTTGACATTAATGTCAACTATTTACTGATTACCCCCAGAACAGGTATTTGGCCGCAACAGCAATGAACATCAGATAGGCAACGATCTTAATCAAGCCCCAGATGCCATCCCATACAATTGACCACTCGTTGGTTGTCATAATGTCTCCACGATGTATGTGAGAGCCACAATCAGCAAGAAGTCAGCTGGCGTCATTTGCATGCCTTTCACTAAAAGTTTTCATCCATTCAACGACAAGCTCACGTGCTTCCATTTTTTTCACGCCAAACGCTTCTTGAACATACGGCGTAGCACCAAACATGTTGACAATCCCAGATTCACGCAGATCGTCAAGAAACTGAAACACTTCTTCCTTATTCATGATTGCTCCTCAAAGAACCTGCACCATTATCACCAGCCATTCCTACAGACCCACCAACACCACCGACACCTCCAACACCGATAGAAACAGATCCAATCGGACTGATATCCAACCACTCACCACATGGAGCTTCCGGATTGAAGTCGTTTCTCACCTTGTTAATACCATATTCCTCTACAACAAACGAATCCCAAGGCTGAATAACATAGTCCGGCTCACGCTGCGTCTGCCGAGCGCGGATAGTTTTTTCGGCGCGTAGCGCCGCTTCGCGCGTGGAAAAACACCCAATGATGTACTTTTGCATCGCTAACCTGTTCACTACACCATGCAGCACGTAAACTTTCTCCATCTCACACCCCCAAAAATCACCAAATGACGGTTATACAATACCAAAGAAAAGAAAAAATGACAACATCAAGAATAATACGGCTAAAAAAGCGGGCCCCCGCAGTTTTAGCGGGCCCCCACACAGAATCATGCGGTTAAAAAAGCCCCCCCGCGTTTTTTTGCGGGCGCCCGGGTAGTTTATAGAACATGGTGGGGAATCATGCGGTTAAAAATGGGGGCCCCCGGAGTTAATTGGAGGAAGCGATGTGAATTTTACTAGAAACGCGTAAACCCCCTGTTTAAAAATGCCCCCGCCGGGGTTCAGCCTACAGCCTGTCCGCAACAATCTGCAGGAAGACAACAGCTGTGCCTATGTTGCAGACGACGCCAATGATCCAGTCTCCGAAGTCGTTCATTGCACCGTCATCCTTGCAAACGCGATCTCCATCTCCGCAATGTACTCCTGAAGGAGGTCCGCGATGTCGTTGCACATTGCCATCTGCTTGGCAGACCGTTTCGCCAGCATCTGCTTCGCATCGTCAAACGACACGGTGTCGATGGGGTTAGTGACTACGTACTTCTCCGACTTTGAGAGGGCCGCCAGAAGGTCGACAGCCCTATCAGCACAGCCGAAGCACATAGCGACCGTGTCATTGTACAGCCGGTCAGAGACGATCACTCGATACATTACGCCTTCTCCTTCTGAAACACGCTCGATTCCAGCAGGACCGCAGTGACATGATCACGCTCACACTTCGACAGCTTGGTGAACATCGATACCATCATCGACTCGAAGTAGCCCGCAGCAAACGCGTGAGAGTCGTACTTCTCGAGAGCAGCCTTCTTCCACAGTTCCACGACAGACTTGAAGTTTTCGACGTTCATGTGTTCTCCTTGATTGGAAAGTCCAGTATACTGAGCTGTCACAATTAGGTCAACTCAGTCCAGCTCATTCCCAATAAAGTCGTTCGCCAGCATCATCTGCCGGACCTCATCCTCAGCCATCCAGCCAACACACGCCCTGATCAGCATGTCCTTGTCAATTGCACCCTCTTCAACCCAGTCAAGCAGCTGGTGCGTGTACTTCCGCGAGACAAAAGGATGCGTCATTAGTAGCAATCCTCAGCAGAACCGTAATCCTCATCCGTCCCCCAACCAGCCGACGCCAGAGCCTGCCCATCGGCGTACGCATCGTCGTCCTCGTACGCATCGTCGTCAACCCAGCTGAGGTCCATCGCCACATCCCTGCAGAGCTCCTCATCGAACTCCTCAGCTGTCAGCAGGACCGGCTCAGCCGCATCGTAGCCACGGAACCCACCAATCCAGTTCCTGTTCTGAACGTACGCCCAGTTGAGGTAGAAATTAAGCTTCTCGTGCGGTTGCATTTCCATCTGTCGTCTCCTTAGTCAGTAAGGACAGCATACGGTATTGTCAAAATATTGTCAACTCGAGGTGTGTGAGCACTTACCCCTGTAGTAGAACCCTGGACACGTACACCGGATCTTGCCATTTTTCTCGGAAACATAGTATACTTTACCGTTTTTCCCACTGACTGGCGTGCCTTCCTCCTTGATTTCGTCAGGAACAGACCGTAAAACCTTGAATTTACGGCCTTTTCTGTCGAATTTGATCGGCCCATGCAGCGTGATCTTCTCTTTTGACCCCTCTGGAATGTATGCAAACAGCTCGGTCATCGAGTCGTTGAGAAAGTACTCGTGGTTTGGCGTGCTGCCTTCCCACTCAGTCGTCTCGAGAACGTGCTTCATTGCATCAGCAGCCGGGCTTCCACGCTCTTCACCCAGCCTGAAACATCGCTGGTCCCGATCTCTTCCACGCTGCCGACGAACTCAGCGACCTCGTTTGCAGCGTTCAGAACAGCCTCAGGACCGTAGCTGGACAGCATATCGCAGCGTTGCATGCAGATTCGGTTGAGAATCGCGTTGGCGACAATAGCACTCATTACACACACTCCTCAGTAGCTGCATTGCACAGCATGTTGACGTACGCACAGAACTCTTCCGTTTCCCGCCAGGCCTGCTCTTCGAGCTCGATCTGGTGTTGCAGGGCAGCAAAAACGTCGTCTTCGTTCATATGTGATCTCCTCATAACGTAGGACCACTATCGCATTTCCACAAAATATTGTCAACCGGTTGCCTTCTTTTTGTCAATCCCAGATAGTATCCCCATCGGTTCGAACGGCGATGTCCGGGGATGGACGGCGAGAGCGGATCAATGGTTAGTAACCACTTACCCCCCGGTTGACCTAAATTCAGAGTTCGTTGCCAATACAGGATTTTGCAGAAAGGTAAGTGGCCACTCACCTACCTACGGTGATGAGTGTGCAGAGATGTGCAGCTGGAAGGCAGCGATTGTCAGCGGCTGGGAGAGCTGCTGACTACCCACACCGCTACCAGTCTAAATATATGGTTAGTGAGTACTTACGGATTTTGGTTTACATACAATTGCCGGGAATCCAGCCTATGACACCGCTAGAACACCATCTACGGAACGTACAATGCTTCAAGCGATGCATGACTAACCTATTGGTGAGAGATCCGGTCACTAACACTGTTCTCAATAGGTTCCTTGATGATCAGCTTGCTTATGGACTTGCTACTTGTAATGGTCTTCACACAGCATGGCAATCTTGGCTCTCACCTCATCACCGAAGATAGATGCAAGAGTCGTTTCAGCTAGGTCCTGATGATAGCGAATCCGATCGTCATTGGGTAAGGGATCCAGGCCGTTCTTCTTGTCATCATTGTCATACATCTCTACGGTTTCCATAGCATCTTCAAAGCACAAAACAGCTACCTGGTTTACAAGCTCATCAAACGTTGTCATTGTTGCCTCCTAGATTCCAAAACTGAATGATTGCATCGCCCATCTCATCTGTGTAGTACGTATCATAGATTGACACTACATCCTGCTTCAAGAACTCGATGACAGCTTGTTGAAAGTGCCAATCATCAACATCGATTCCAAGATCTTGACACACATCCGCAATATGATCAACCACGTCATCCGGTATATTAACAGTGATTTCCATGATTCCTCAGTTAGCAAGAACATACTCAGCAAGCTTCTCCCAACCAGGCTGGCCAGAAGCACGAATCTTCGTAACGGTGATCAGACTACGAAGCGACAGGTCACTACACTGCTCACGATTCCGCTTGAGCAAGTCAAGAGCCTCGAGCTTGTACGTGACCGGAATGTTCGGCAAGAACCCCTCAGAACGGAGAATCGTGTCCATCCGCTCGATCTTCTGATCAGCAGTCATCTCCAAGTCAATACAAATAGAACGCGTACGCAAAGCCTGACCGATCTTGTCCTGCGACTTGTTCGAAATGAAGATCACAGCACCACGAAAGATGAAAGAACGCGGCAGCTGGTCGTCAACAGACGTGTTCCACGTGATCAAACGCTTGTCATACGAGTCAAGAGCACCCTTCAGCAGGTTCAACGCATCAGGATCGGTGAGAACAGAGTCACAATCGTCAAAGACGACAATGTTGTTCTGATTCTCGAACAACACACGATACAAGCCCTTCGCAGTCGAGAAACCCTTGATAATCCGGAAAGACTTCATCCCAGCAATAGACGTGCCAAGATCCAACTCAGAGATGTCAGACAGACCAGCGGCCTTGAGACCGGACATCACAGCATGAGTCTTGCCAAGACCGCCAGGTCCCGTGATGATCATCGACGGAATCTGCTTCTGCGCGATCATCTGGATGATCTGGCCGATGTACTGAAACCGATCATTGATCGGAAACTGCTTCGCCTTCGATTCTTGCACCTCGCCCTCAGACTCGTACTGAGCGAGCTTGCTTTTGGCATAATATTTGTTTGCGCTGTCGAACACAGACTTGCCGTCGACAACGATATGCCACCTACCACCACGAAGTTCAAGTTTAGCCATTTGTGTAGTCCTCATCAGTAATAAGTAGACTATACCGCTGTGACAAATTTATGTCAACGGAAAAGAACACCAGAGGAATCAAGAGGTTAGAACGGTTTGGGATTGTGCTGAGTCTCGGCCCAGCGATTGTCACGGTACTCGAAATGCTTCTGAATTCGCTGGCCAGTCTGCCAATCGGTCATAGCCAAGCATTCCTGGATGATAGATTCAGCGAACTTTCGAACCTCATCGACGTCAGCATAACCACAGACGAAGTACCGACGTGGAGTCTCGAGGTCGTTATAGTTGAGCAAGCCAGCATCAGAAGCCAGCTTGAGGATCTTGTCGTTCACCACTGATGTTCCACGACAAGATGGTCGACTTTCTGGATTGCAGACTCACCACCGACAGGCCGGTAGATCATCATCTCACCATCCCACTGATCCTGATCGAACAGCTTGTCTTCCGGTCCAACTACGGTGAAACGGACGACTCGGCCAGTGTGGTGGCTCTCGACAAAGAACTCCTTCGGAAAACAGCCAGCAAAGAACTCTGAAGCGAGGCGAAGCTGGCGACGCTCTTTGACATAGTCACAATGCTTGAGACTGACAGTAATCAGAGACATTTCGGTTCCTTTTTGATTGAACGGTCACAATACGGAATGGTCAAAATTAGGTCAACTACTTCCAGATCCTATGCTTCTCAGCGACCCACTCCATGCCGTCGTACTCCTGAATCGTCCACTCAACGTCATCAGGAATCTCGACGATCTTGAGATCGGAATAGTTGTCGTTGGCCTTCTCACCCAGCTGTTCAACAACCTGGACAAGAGCCTCATCATCACGATAGACGTGAAAGCTGTTAAAGTCTTCCCCAGTCAGCTGTTTGAACAGATCCTCACCCTTATGGCTAAGGCCGAACCCACCATGACACTTGTTAATCACGACTTTTTGCATTTACGTTAACTCCTGATGCACTTCAACAACCCTCTCAACATTCCTGCACTCAGCAATCAAGTCCATCGCCATTGCAGCGATGTCTTCAAATGCACGACGCTCTTCACGGCTCATATCATTGACAAACTCAAGAACCGCCTCTGGACTGTTGATCTGGGCCTCTCGCATCGCTGAAATAAGCTGATCGATCGCTCGGTGCGTGTTCTCGAACATGCAGTACGACATATTTGGATAGTTGTTCACACAGCCTCCGGACAGTCAACAGTACGCTGGAACGAATCAATCTTGCTATACCGATCACCCACTTCCTCGTGCGTTGCTAGTATCAGCTTCGCCTCAAACTTGTTGGCAGCATTCTTAGACGAGAACACTTTGCAAAGAGATTCACGCTTCAGATGATCATATGCAGTGACAATAAACACTTTCACGTTTGTTCCTTTCTGATTGAAAGGCCATGATCTTATAGTGACAAAATTAGGTCAACTGACGAGCTTGCCACGCTTTCCATATGCACCTCCAGCATAGTAGCTACACCACCCATCAGGGTCGATGTCTCCAGCTACAGCTGTGCATTTGTTTGGATCACGCCACATCGTGCAATTGATGCACTTCTGCTTGTTCTTTGGGTGATCCTGGTAGTTTGCCTCAGACTTTGAGGACTTGGCTTCTGAAATGAATTCGATGAATCGCATACACACCTCCTAGCGTTTCATCTATTTAGAAAGAATGCCGGTTACGAGTCCGGCGCTAGCATTGTCGTCGTCTAGCCGTATCACGATTCGCTCTAAGTCACCCGAACGGTTTGGCGACCGTCACCGTCCTGGATACCAACTACGCAAGCTCTTGCGAGCTCACTTCACTAAACGGAATCCGCTTCTCGCGGAACGTGATCACGCCGTCGTACTCCAACTGAGCCCGCTCAAAATCCGGCACGTAATCATCACACTCGACAGACCAGTCAATCACGTACTCACGGAAGCCCACATTGTCCTCCTCGAACTGAGGGACCAGCGCTTCCGCGAACTTGCGGACATCACTACTACAGAGGAACCCAATCGAGACGTCCTCGATCAAGTACTCGTGACCGCCCTTCATCTTCCAGCGGGCGTTCTCACCCGTGCCGAGGTTACCCTCAGAATCCCAAGCGTAGTTCTCTTCAACCTGCGTGCGAAAGACGATCTTCATGTGCATTCCTCAGTTGTCAATATAGACATCATAGAGAATTGTCAAAAAAAGGTCAACCCTACTTCATTCCTTTGACATTCTTGCAGTACCACGTTCCGAGATTGAACCCGGCAACAAGGCCAAGAACTACACCTATAGCAAGAGTGAATACTGCTGTCATACTGCCTCCTATCGTTTGAACACGCGTGAACTGTAGTAGTACGCGTTCGCGAATGTGATCTTCAGCTCCTTCTGAATCAGCTTTGCCAAGTCGTTGTTCGACAGCGTAGCGTTAGCCTCACAAATCTCAAGAGCTCGATCCTTCTTCGTGTTGTTCTTGCCTTTACGAATGTCGGTCTTTGGTTTGTAAGTGCTCACTAACGGCTTGACCGTCTGTTGAACAATGCGTACGCGCTCAACTTCAGGAGCAGCAGCAATCAGCGACTGACACCGATGACGAGCAAGTGCTTGATCGGGCTTCTGCTTGTTGACGACCTGAGCCACCATGTACTTAGCAATAATCCTGGCAGCATCAGGATCCTTCTCAGCCTCACCGCCAAGACTCTTGATCACAGCATTCGCACGGTCATGCTGAGCTGCAAACGATTCTGGATTCTCGAGATATTCTCCGAGCTTCTGAACACCCTCAACACAATCCATACCCTTAGTGATACCATACTTTTCGAGGTTCATGTATGTCCTTTCATAATTGAAAGTCCATATTACACAATTGTGACAATTAGGTCAACGACGTTTCCGTCTTGGGCGAAGTTGTGGTTCAGGTTTAGGTTTTGCTGCTTTTTTTGTTTCTTTCAAAATTCGCAACACTTTGGGATATACTTTCTCATATTGCTCACCAGTTTCTTTTTCAGCAATCTTTGCAATATCAACGCCACTCTTGCCAACATTCTCAACAACAATTGCTACCAGAGATTTCTTTCCAGTATCTTTGTTAGAAGGAAGTTGGTCATACTTTTCAATTGTCCATGGATTGTCAAAAACAAACTTGCGCCACTTTTCAACTATTGCATGATAATCTGTGAATGGTCTCTGGTTATTATAATCCAAAGCAAGTGTTTTGAACATGTAAATGTTTTGAGCATTGGGGTGCTCAATTGGATAATTAAGTTGAGCAAGAGCAATTTCAATATGTTTTAGTGTTGCTGGGTCATCTTGTAGCTTCAGTGTTAGATTGTAAAGTAACTGGTGATCAGACTGGCTTGGCTTTCCAATGATATTTTCAAGAGATTGCATTTCATATCTCCTCACAAGTTTAGATATGTAGTATATAGTTATCTACAAACAAATTATATTATATGTATTCAATTATAGAAGAACGAGCTAAAATAGTTGTCTTTTCAGGAACTGATCGCGAATACCGTTCTGAAGGCGGTAGGGGTGAGCTGTTAATGATTTGCAAGACAAAGCTCGAGGTCAAACAAAAAACAAGAAAGATGAGCAAGCCTGTCGAGTGTCCTTTTCCTTTACATTTGACAAGACAGGATATGTTCAGGCTTGGTTTGGTTGATAAGCCGTTTGACGAAAAAACGTTGAGGAAGATGTCAGAAGCCAAGCAGGGAAACAGAAATCCTAACTACGGCGGATTAAAAGAAAGTACAAAGCAGAAGATGTCTGCTGTCAGAAAAGGTAAGTCAGGATTTCAAGGAAAGAAACACAGACTAGAATCAAGAATGAAAACATCCCAGTCGATGAAAGGCAAAAGAAATCTTCTTGGATGGATATGGTGTCACAACGGACTTGATGAGGAAAGACGAGTGAGGGTTGTACCACCAGGTTGGTATAGAGGAAGGATTCCTGGCTTCATGAAATCAATTAGGAAGCAACGCTAGGAATTTTTACAAGATGGCCGGGAGGAAACAATTTAAGGAGCTCCTGCACCGTTTTTCTTTTTAGTATAAACTTTTGAAGTTCTCCTGTTTCTGTTGCAATTAAGCATAACAGACTTGGAATGTTTAAACCATATCGCTCATAGACCATATAGGAATAGATTGATAATTGATTGTGGTAGTTGTCAATATACTCAAGATCTTTTGGATATGTTGCTGTTTTGAAGTCTACGACATATTTAACACCATTGATCTTTGCTACCAAGTCAGTGGTGCCTGCAAGTCTAAGATTATCGGAATAAAGCTGTAACTCTGTTCCATAGCATACTTGCATATTCTCTTTGAGAAAATTCCAAATCAACCTGACCATTTCAGCTCTGGCTGGTGCTGCATCTTCAAACAAAGACTCCTGACCGTTAATTAGATTCTCGAGCTGTGTGTGAACATATGTACCACGATTGGAAGCTCGTAACATTATCTTCTGAGCTTCCTTTTCTCCTACTCGCTTTCTCCACTCAAGGATGCCTGACGGCTCGTTCTCGGAAAGAAGAGTGGTCACCGACTTGTACGATTTGCCTTCTGGCGTACAATACCGGCGACCCTCTGGTGAATCAATTCGCTTGAGTTTGATTCGTTCTAATGGTTCATGCTTAAACAATCTTTTCTCTTTCAATAATATATTGCTTCACAATTCCTGATCGTACAATGTCTTCACTATTAAACTCAACCATTGAGAAACATTCAATTCGTTTCAAGATGGCTAGAAAGTCTAACAATCCTTTTCTTTCTCTTTTTTCTAAGTCGCTTTGCTTGAAGTCTCCACAAAAGATGATTCGTGAGTTACGACCAACTCTTGTGATAATTGAGTCTAGCTCATGGAACGAAAGGTTCTGAGCTTCATCAACAAGTATGACAGAATCGTTTAATGTGATACCACGTATGAAAGAAGTCGTTATCATATCAACGACACCCTTCATCTTGAGGATGTCATATGCATCATCACGACCAAATAGGTCGCTGCAGATTGCATGATATGGTAATTCGTACGTTCTTGTCTTTTCCTTTAGAGAGCCTGGTAGAAACCCTATGTCTCTGGTAGGAACAGCTGATCGGACGATGATCAGCCTTCTATAGAGGCCTAGATTGAGAATCTCTTTCAATGCTAGGTATGTGGAGATGAATGTCTTGCCTGTCCCTGCTGTTCCATGTAAAACTAGGTTGCTGCCTTTTTCATACTGCTGAAACGTTAATTTCTGATTTTCTGTTAGAGGAGTGATTTTTGTTAGTGATAAGCCGGTTTTTTGTTTTTGTATTTTTTTGGCTGCCATAAGCTCCTACCAGTCGTTGATTGTTGATTTCGAGAAACCCCTTGAGTTGTTCTTCTTTATTTCTTTCAACAGATCACGAAACCCCGAATCAGGCTTTTTCATTCCCATTCTTACTGGGTCACCAATTGTAGCAGCAGTACCAGAGTGATGCATCTCCCACTCACCTGATGCTACCATCTCATCACGAACTGAGACAGAACAAAACTTCTCTACGACTTCGCCTGTCTTTGTATTCTTAAATTCATACGATGGCATTATAAACTCCTGGAAATATAGTTGCAATTACTTTTGCACATTCTCTCGCAATCAGCATGTGCTCCTTTTGTGTACCATTAGCACTCCTCACCTCTATGTAGTGAATCCATGAACGGAGTGTACCATTTACGTACATCCGAGACATTGTGAGTCCCTCAGGTAAGACAGCTCGAGCAACTTCCTTTGCAAGGTCATGTTTAATTGCCCACTCATATACCTCTTTACAGGCATCGAGCACTTGCTGTTGTTTCTCTAGCCATACAGCTTGCAACACTTCATTAGAAGAGTTGATGGAATTTTGTCTATTGTTCGGATCTTGTAGTCGAGCTTCACGCAACTCAAACTCTAGATCTTTTGTTGGGTCAGCATATCGTTGGCTGAACTCCTGAAACGTAAACGACCGGTGACGGAGAATCTGCCTGGCAATGTCTCTCGTCGTCTCTATCTCTAAACAAATGTTGACCATCTCAAATGGTGAGAAGTGCTTGTGTTTGAGAAGGTATTTGATTAGTTTTTCAGACGTTTCGGTGTTTAGTTGGTTGCTTGGATTTGAGACGCGTGCGCAAAATGCTACGAGGCCTTCAATTGAAGAAATACCATCCAGCAGAAGTGTTGGGGCACTCTGCGTGTATGAAACCAAATTGACTTTCATTAGTCTTCGTATTCTTCGTATATGTCTTTAACGTTTCCGTTATATTTGTACTGCTTTAACTGATGATCGATGTCGTCATATTCTCTCGAGTACTGCTCACGACGTTGACGACTGTGGATATGCTTACTCTTTTCGTCAATACTACGCTTACGCTTTTGCTCCACTTACTTCCTCCTTTTTCTTACGTTTCACTTTCGACTTGACTTCAGGCACTTCTGCCTTCGGTTCAACCTTAATTAACCCAGGAAAAGCTTCGTTAACCAACTCAGCAGTAATGTTTGGATAAGGGATCTTCTTATCTTTTGCTGAAATAATCAACTTTGCATCTTCTGGATCAATCATCTCAAGAAAATTGATAAACAGTTGTTCTCGTTTAGCCCTTGTCAAATTTAAGTTTGCATCGAGAAACATGTACAGTTTACGAGCTTCTTGGTGAAGCCGACCATGTTGGTCAAGGGCCTCGAGAGGACGGAACGGAGGAGCTCCTTCTGGAAGGAGCCACTTGGCTCTCGGATCAAGAGCATAAAACAATACTGCCTTTACAGGATCAGATTCGTAGTACTTAAGTAATGGCACACGTTGTTCAGCAGGGGCTTTGGAAACCTCTAAAAGGATTTCCGCAATCGACTTAATCATTAGTATTCACCTATACTTTCCATTAACGTTTTCAGTTTATGTTGAATGAAGTAATTAAACAACTTTTCTCTTGTCTTGTTTGACTCCTTCTCAAACTCACTAAGGATGGCTTGCTGGACATCTTGCGGAATCATATCAAAACAAATCAGTTGAGCATTTCTATGATAGCCTCGAGCAATTGTAGGATCTTTTTCAACAAGATCCCTATCTTTGATCATTTCTTGGATTTTGGTATCACGGAGGGGCTTCTGACGTTCGCCGGTGACGAAACAATCATCAGCAGAGAGGATGTTGGGAATACCGTCCCCACGGTCACCCTTCAAAATATGTTCCATCATATAGTGTTGAGGGTTAGGATGTTTGATCGTCTTCTTACCGATCGGGTCATATTGTTCAACATTAGCAAATTGTTGTAATTGAATAAAGTCCTTATCAGCGGACACGATAACAATTCTGCTACCACCAAACGTCTGGCCATACTTGAAACACAACGTAGCAATAATGTCATCAGCTTCAGCACGTTCAACTGTAAGGACACGGTATGGAAAGTTGTCCTTCAGCTCTTGCCTGACCTTATTTAGGCAATCAAAGATTGCTGACCAGTTGATATCAGTAGCTTCTCTTGCCTTCTTCCTACCAGCTTTGTAATGAGGAAAAATCTCTTTCCGCCAATACTTTTTGCTGTCTGTGGCAATAACGAGCTCGCCACAATCAACAAACTTCTGACGAATGTGGCGAATCGTATTAAGAACCATATGGCGAACCAAACCCTCTTCGATCTCCACATTAGTGTGGGACCCAATTTGGGACATGATATTCGCAATCATAATTTGGTTAAAATCTATCAGTATCATAATTTATCTCCAGTGTCACATGACTATACTGGATTTCTATTAATTAGTCAATGATCTGTACGTATTTGTCGGATACTGTCTGCAAAAAATGCTCAATTTCCATGGTTCGCAGCAGCAATGATTTGACAACCTCAAATAGCAATCCAACATCCTTAGAGTTAGTGGGCATATAACCATAGTGATTCATTGTCTCGATTGCTTGTGAAACAATAATATCAGCTGTATCCTCAACATCAGATATTGTAGACTTTCTAAGGTCTAGCTCTTTTATTCGTTTTTTTGTGAGAAAGTCAATAACCGTGTTAGATTGCATGTCGTTTCCTTTTTGTTATGCTTGATAAACGAACATCTCTTGGGGTAATCGTCTGCTTTCTACTGTAGGATACTGTTCTTTTAACGACATCAGAACGTCAGTCCAGTTATTTACAATTCTTGACCAGTTGAACCTCGTGTCAGCATACATTTTAACAAGTTTGAGGTAGTTCTGAGTCTGTTCTTGTGTAACTGTTTGTATAGCGTTATTTAGTGCGTGATAGAAGATGTTTGCATGCTTTTGAGGATCCTTGTCTCCTTGATACATAAAATTTAATCCGCCAGACGTGTCACTCAGACCGCCATAGTTTGGATGCACACACAACAAACCAGCTGACATTGCTTCCACAACACTTCGACTGTTACATTCTAACCAGATCGATGGATATGCAAGAATGTGTGAGTTCTTGAGATGTTCACGAACAGTATCATTAGGAACAAACCCATGATAGGTCATTTGAGGATGCTTGCGAATCCTTTCATACAAAGGTTCGAATTGCTTATCAGCCTCTTCCCATCCATAGATCTTGAAACTCGAGAACACATCAAGATGAATGTTCTTGTATTTCTCAGCAAGCTTTTCAAATACAGGAACAAGAAGTGCAAGACCACGCTGAGGTGTAGAAGTGTACACGAGCCGGATCTTTTCGAAGCTTTTACGTTCGAAGTTAATCGGATCAATTGGTGTTTCTATGACAACAGCTGATTGCTCGTAAGGTATTCCACAAACAAGTTGATATCGATTGTATTGCCAGTTGCCGATAAAGGAAAGTTTATGAAATCTATTACGACTATTCAATTCTCGTAGATGGCTTGTTTCAGGATCTTCCGGAAGATCGTGTAACCAATACACACGAATCTTATCCTCTTCAATCTTTCTTACTCTTGAGCAAATAATTTGAAAGTCGTCAGTTAGCCCAGTAGGCAGCCTCTTAGCAAGCTCTCTCTTTACAGCTTCTGTTCCCCCTTGACTCTTTTCACTAATTTCATTTTCTTCAAATGGCATGATTAGCTCCTATAATGTTTCCAAGCACTACAAATAATTTCTTCCATTGTTGAATGTTTAAACTTAAAACCAGTCCTAGTGAATTTTTCTGGATTAGCAACCATGAATGCTTGGTCGCCAGGCCTGCGAACAGTATCCACAACTTTTAATTGACCACCAACGGTGGCTTGGAACTTGTCTGCTAGTTCCTTCACACTGACCCCATGATACGTACCCAAGTTGTACAGGTCATATGAAGGTGAGGTGTGATGATTGAGAGCGTGAAAGTGAGCTGCAGCAATATCAAGAACGTGGATGTAATCTCTCACACACGTACCATCAGGTGTATCATAATCTGTTCCGCAGACATAAAACTCCCTGTTTAATTGCATTGCAGAGCAGAGCTTTTGTAGGACATGATGAGAGTCTTTGTGGTCACCAACATCTCCATAAGCACCGGCAACGTTAAAGTAGCGAAACACGGTAACAGGAATCTGATGGGCTTTATAGACTTCATAAAGAAGTTGTTCACACATTAACTTGCTTCTACCATAAGCATTGATTGGTCCTGTTGGATCAGTTTCAACAACTGGTCCACCACTAACTTCATATGCAGCTGCTGTAGAAGAAAATACAATGTTACCTCGCCAACCTAGCATAATTAGGTTGTCAAACATTTTAGCTGTTGCACCAGTGTTGTTTTGATAATATAAGAGAGGACGAGTAAGGCTGTCAGTAATGTTAGCAGACGCAGCCAAATGAAACACTGCATCAACTTTATAGTCGACAGCCACCATAGCAACTTTTGGATCGGAACAACACATTCCGTCTATCTTAACATCGTAATAGTTGTGTTTGTGGCGTTCTAGGTCAACAGCAATAACCTTATAACCTTTTTCTTTTGCTAGCTTGCATACTACTGATCCAATGTAACCAGCACTACCTGTGATTAGTAAAGTTTTCATAATGGCATCGGAGAGTATAATGAAATTCTTTTTCTGAGTTCAGTCGAACTAAAGGAGTGTTTCCTTGAGTTGTAGACAACCTGTATTCCGTTGTCTTCACAATATCGTTGTCCAGTATAAGGCTTATGAAGATAGTCTTCACCTAGAAAGCGTACGTGGATGGGAAGTGTCCGTAACATTTCCTCAATCTCGCTCTCATGGCAGTATGGTATGATCTCGTCGACGAACTTAAGAGCCCGTAGTTGGACATATCGTTCATACACCGATTGGATTGGTTTGTTTTTCGATTGTCTTTCGATTGAGGGATCTACATGAAGACCCACAATAAGGTAATCACAATATTGTTTACACTCTTCGAGCATAACAATATGCCCAACATGGCACAGGTCGAATGCTCCGAATGTTATACCATTTTTTAGATCTCTTGTCATCATGCATCCACGTGTCTTAATGACCAACCTTTCACACTATCAAGTCTAAACGATCGCCAAGCCTGCTTCTCGACATCCCAAACGCTCATTGTTTCTTCGTTTGGCTTCTTAATGCGATCCGTTTTCTTCTCGTATGTATCTTTAATTAAAGCAGGATTCAACGTGCATTGCATTACCCTATCATCACCATTAGCTTTTGTGAAGACAACTGACACCACATTAGCTGATAGGTATAACATAAGACAATCACGTAAATCATTATCTGTTGTCATGTCATTTCTCCAATAAAAAAGGGAGCCCGAAGGCTCCCTTTGGTGAGCTATGTCAGATTAGACAAGACCCAGAGAACGAGCACGATAACCAGCAGCAACAACGCTACGGGTAGGCGTGCCAAGACGATACTTAGTCGTCTCACGACCGTTCGAGTCAACATGACGGTTGGCGTAGATAGCCAGGCCATCGCGGAGACGGAAGTTAGAGACGGTAGCGCGCGGGTTGGCGATACCGAAACGAGCAGTGATCTGCTTTTCCGTAAGTTGCTCACCGTTAAAAAGGGCGTTCATAAACTTCAACGTGTTCTTTGCTTTCATATTCACCTCATAGTTAAGAAAATCCTGGATAATCCCAGTTGTTGCACTGTACACCATACATCTAAAATAAATCAACCGCGTCGCATTTTTGCTACTTGCTCAGCATGTTGACTATCAAACACCGGAACAAGATTCGACTTGTGCATAGCAGCTACACCAATCATAGCAGTTCCAGTATACTGATTCTTTTCACGCTTAAACGTATCAATCCTATTAGTTTGGACAGACTCAAAAGTTTTATAAGTTTCACTACCAATTCGACGGAACGTTGTCTCGACGGATAGAGGCTTAAACACATCCTTGCGTTGTTCGATACCAAACTTCTTGCAATGCTTGACCCACGCTTCTTTTTGCTTCGCCTTCTGTTTCTTAGACTTCTTCGACGTCTGATGCGTATAGATCATCATATAAGATACACTCAAAAAGAAACCATTGTACTACAATAAACTTAACAAGTCAACTTCTTACCCATGAATCCTAAACGAATGTCCTTACCTGGCACAGTATCACGAGAATCGATCCATTGCCAGCTTGAATCGTATAGTTTAAGCCAGTCGGGGTTGTTTTCTACATCAGACTCCCATATAACTTCGAGATAGTCACAGCTGTGGTTTTCAAAATCAGGATTATGACGTAGATGTATTTCTATTGGCTTGCCAGCAATGTATTCAACATTTACAACATCGACGCCCTCGAACGAGGATACATCAAACCATCTGTCTAGAGGAAAGTCAAGAAGACTCATCTTTGTCCAGTTCCTGAACTTATAAAGACTATCTTTTGCTTTAGAACCCATTACTGTAAGGCCTTGCTGAAAGTTATCTTTTGCCCAATAATCTACGGAAACGTGACTCCCTTCAAAGAACTCACACCAAAAATATCCTGCAGGAGTGATAATATCGTCTTGTTTCAAATTACAAGCATAGGCGTCTAGTGACATACCATGAAGATTAATGATTGGACGAATAATATACTTACCATCACTAGGTATTGGTACTCCGCTCGGGCCACATCTATAACCACACATTTCTGCAATGTAGAGTTTATTAAACGTCCAATGATGGTTTGGATATTTTTGCCAAGCCCACGCATCATCATATTTCATTTCGGGTTTCCTTGTGCGTCAACTTCTATCCAGGTGTGATCACCTAACCACTTAACACATAGTAGGTAATCATAATATTCTGGTTTTCCTGCGAACCAATCATCCGGACCAGTAGATGTAAGAATATTTTGATTTCTCTTCGAGTCAAACGCAAGCCAATAAATTGTGTTGTGGTTTGGCGTAAATTTATATTCTGCACTATGTACCATGTCAGTTAATTCAATCCGCCGCTTAATACTTTCAGCTTGTTTCTGAAGAACAGACACAAGCTCCATAATTCTATTGTATTCTTGATGAGCATGTAGTCTGGCTACATTTCTCATTACATCTTTTTGTTTTAATACTGGGACAAGATCAAACTTAGGACTACTGATCTCTGTTGGGTATGGGGTTACGTTGCGGTTGATAAACGCTATAGTTGTATTAGCAATTACGGCGTCTTTGCTGTTTTTACCTTTAGCAAGGTTTGTTTTCTTTTTCATAATGGTGGGCCCGCTTGGACTCGAACCAAGGACCAAAGGATTATGAGTCCTCTGCTCTAACCAACTGAGCTACAGGCCCAGCTGGTTACTCTTCTACATCTTCAGCTGGCGTGTCCTTTTTCTTACGCATTTTGTTCATTTGCTCAGCAACTTGGGCTTCAGTCATAATTCGTTTGTAGTCGTTCCGAGGGAAACCTTTATCGAAGTTTGCCATCATTCGCTTCGTTGCTTGCGACATCTTAAAGTTTTGATTTGTCTTCATATTATACTCCAAGTAGTTCGTTAATCTTTTCCAAATTACGAAGATGTTTCCACGTATCCTTCCACCCCTTCACTGTAACAATTTTATGCTGATTGGGTTTGTGCTCACGCAATGCCTCAGCGAATGGGTAGTCGTTTCCTCCAAGGAACATTGAATCACCAACAAATGTTACGTGAATGTCGGGTCGCATAAAGTACTTGATAATTTGACGCTTGTCTTTATTAACTTCTGTGATATCAATACCAGTTTCACCAGCAACGATTGCCACAGCTCCTGAACTTTCAAATTGACGATTGAACGCCTCAGCAATTTTTTGACGCTCTTTGGTACGCCTATCATAATCAGAGTATTGTTTACGTTCGCTGGCATTGGCATTACGACCCACAATACTGAAGTTAACAAGACCGTCACGCTTCTCAATGTGTCGGCCAGTCTTATTAGTAAACATACTACGCTGCAGCGTGTCGTTCAACCACGTGATCTGCTGGTCGTTGAGAGACCATTTGCTCGTGTAGATTTTTTTGCCTTTCTGGGTGATTGAGTTACCACTGCAGTTGAAGATCGCATCAGCAAGAAGACACACATCACTTCCTACTTGCTCTACTGTCTTTTGATAATCGCTACCAGTGACGAAGAACACATTGTTATTCCTCATCCAGGCTTTTAACCATTTCTTGAACGAGAGGTCAATGTGGCCGCGACTCTCGGTAAGAGTGCCGTCAACATCAAACACATAAACATGATTCATCATAATATCCTAAGAGTATTTTGTTTCCAGAACTTCCCAGACAGTTAGTGCCAGTTCAGATTGGCGGGCAAAAGCTTCGACTTCCCATGGTTGATTAATATAGTATTGGTAGTCGGTAATATTGTTGTCCCATAACTTACCATCCCAACGGTACGCCCACGCACGTTTCTCTTTAAGCCATACTGGATGTATTTTGCTTGTGTGGTGTTGTTCTGCGTGTACGAGCTCGTGGGCAAGTATTTCCAAGTATGGGATACTCGGACTAAGTCCGAACGATATGTCAACTCTTTTCTTGTCTTCATAGTAAAGTCCAGCAAACTTTTTCATTGGTTTGATTACAATCGTAACATCTTTGGGAAAATTTAACAACTCCCTATACAAATTACAAGCATCTTTTGTAAACTCAATCAAACGTTGAGTACGTTGTTTATGCTTTCCGTTGTAACCCTCTAAAGCAGATTTGGACCCTTGAATAATCATTGTGATCGAATCCTATAACCTGTTTTTAACATTCTTTCTATGTATTGATTGAAGCTAACGTCAGTAATTTTTATGTTAACAGCTCTATTCTTACGACGTTCTTCAACTAAGTATTTATCGGTGTGGGGATAACAATATAACGTGATGACTGTATCATTGTCTTTTGATATGAACTTTAACAGGATGTTGTTATTTGGTGTGAAGTGTTTGTTCATATCCGTATTTGCAGATAAAATAACTATCAATAATATCTGAGGAAGGATTCCACTGACTTGGCGTCAGACCAAGTATCTTTTTAATATCAACACCAGTCTCGCTAATAAAAGATTCTTCCATCTTAGCTTTATCAGCGTTTCCCTTAGTTGTGGCAAACTTTTTGATTACCGTTGGTGGTATTGTACTGAAGTTTATTTTTAAAGTCCACAACTTATGTTTCAGTAGTCCAAGATTTTCAGCGATGTTGAACACACGTCCTGTAGATCCATAAGAATAGTCTTCAATATAAACGTGACTTGGATCGAGATGTATTATTTTGGATAAGGCCCAGTTAGAAATGTTGTCAAATCGTTCTTGGGCCGAAAGGTATTCACTAATTAATGTTCCGTCAAGGTTGTTTGACTTTCCTTCCAGCTTTTTCTTATCGGTTAGATAGAAGAAGTTACAGTTTTTATAGCTGAATTTGTTTCCACTAAAAGTGCAAACTGAAGGCGAGGTCATCGAATAATCGATGCCTACTATTCCTCCAGGTCTTCTTCCCACAATTCTTCTTCATTCAAGCTGTCAAGTTCTTCACCACAAAAAGGACAAAATGAGACAGCTTGTCCGCTCTCTTTATCAAACAAGCTTTGTACTTTAAACTCAGCATCACAGTTATAACACTGAGTGTATTCCATGTCTTCCAGTTCTAACATTTTTTCTCCTACGCCCACACTTCCTCCCAAGAACCAGTCAGTGCGCCTTTTGCATAATCAGTAGAACGATTCTCGAAGAAGTTCGTGTGTATCGGGCTGTTAATCATTTCTTCCACCCAAGGTAACGGATTCTTTTTTACTTTAAACACGCCCTTGAGGCCAAGAGAGATTAGTCTCCTGTCTGCTATGTATCGAATATAGGTTTTGACGTCAGCTGGTGTAAGATTTTCCATTGGACCAATTTCAAAACAAAGATCAATAAATTTATCTTCAAGCTCGACCATCTTCTCAGCAATTGTGTAGATTGCTGACTTTAACTCATCACCCCAGATGTCTCTGTTTTCTTCAATAAACGTTCTGAATAATTTAATCATCGATTCGGCGTGTTGAGTCTCATCGACAATTGACCAAGTAATGATCTGGCCCATACCCTTCATCTTTCCATGACGAGGAAAGTTGAGAAGCATAATGAACGAGGAGAATAACTGCATTCCTTCAGTGAAGGCTGAGAAAGCAGCAATCTGTTGTGCAATAGTTTTGGAGCTCTGTCCAGCCAACGAGACAAAGTAATCATGCTTTTCTCTCATTGCATCATACTCGAGAAACTCGTTATACGTCGTCTCAGGCATTCCAAGAGTTTCAATCAAGTGACTATAAGCTGCAATATGCAAAGCTTCACGAGCAGCAAACCCAGTTAGCATCATACGAACTTCGGGCTGAGGAAAAAAAGGAAGATAATTCTTAACATACCCACCAGCAACGTCTACATCACCTTGCGTAAAGAAACGAAGGATGTGCGTAAGAAACTTCTTCTCTTCTGCTGTTAAACGCTTTTTCCAGTCCTTAACGTCTTCCATCATCGGTACTTCTGTATGGAGCCAATGGCTTTGTTCATGCTTGAGCCACGAATCGTAAGCCCAAGGATATGAAAATGGTTTGAAGTAAGAACGTTCGTCGGTGAGTGTTAGTTTTTTCTTTGAAATCATTTTATTACCTTATAGTGTTACAACCATTTCTTCTGGACGGTGAACAAAAACGCTATCCAACCTCGTTATTTCTTTAATCTTTACATATCCAAGAGGTCTCAAAACTTCCCACACTTGATCATAATTAGCTGCACACTCAAGAATTAGATGGGGCTTCCATTTCATGATTGTTTTGGTAGCTCCTATTAGTGCTTGAGGCTCAAATCCTTCAAGGTCAAGCTGAATTAATTTAACGTCTTGAAAGTCAAAACTGTCAATAGTAACTACTGGCACATCTATCTCTTCTGTTGCTGCTACTGCATTCATTCCAACATTCTTTTCATCTCTTACGACAACTTTCACATTGCCTGGTCTGTCACCTAGAGCACAATTAAATTTAGAGATGTTCGGCATTTGTGTATTGTTAACCAAACAAAAGAAATTAACCATGTCTGGTTCAAACGTATACACACGTTTAAAATGCTCGCTGAGCAAAAGTGGATACACACCACAGTTGCCGCCAGCTTGGATTACGGTACCGTTCTTGAAATCAGGATTACTAAGGATATGTGGTTGGATTCCACTCATCCAATCTGTCATAATTAAACTGTACGTGTATTTGTCAACAAACGGCCAGTGCCACTGCTCCACATTACCGTGCTGAGCTTTTAAGATTCCACAACGCTGTTGAAAATTATTTAAGTTCATTTACCCCTCACATGCTAAACAGACTTCTCCCTCCACTAGGGCTTTCATATCAATCTCTTCAATTACTTGACGCTCAATTCGTTTAGCAACTTTGTCAGCTTTGCCAATCTTCTCTGAACGGCAGTAATAAAGAGTCTTTAATCCTTGCTTCCATGCCATAAAATGAACAGCATGGAGATACTTAACACTACAGTTTGGCCTAAAAAACAAATTGATTGACTGTGCCTGGTCAATATATTCTTGACGGTGGGCTGCGTGGTCAACAATCCACCGCTGATCAATTTCCATTGCAGTCTTGAACACATCCTTTTCCCACTCGTCCAGCACATCAAGATGTTGGACAGAACCATCATTAGCAATAATCGATGACCACACCTCTTGCAGCTTCTGCTCATCGTCTATCTTTGACTTGAGAAGCTTGTCGAGATACTTGTTCTTGTTTAGAAAAGAACCGGATAGTGTGTCTTGACGATATGCGTTAGCCCGATATGGTTCGACAGAAGGACTAGTATTCCCCATGATAATAGAACTAGAAGCGTTAGGAGCAATAGCCATAAGGTGGCTAAAGCGTAGACCGGTACC